TGAACGCGGCAGTCGACGCAATGTGGAACGATCCGCACCGACGGGCCTCCAATCACTGGCCGAAGCATGAGCGCGCAATAAGCGCAGCACAGCAGGATTTGAAGGCCGCCCTCTCCCAAGCCCAGGATGAGTGACAACCCGCCCTCGCCCCACCGCTGCCCTTACTGCGAGCGGGACATCGCGCACGAAAGCCACAGGCTGGACTGCCGCATCGTGCGCGACATAGAAGGCATCGAGGGGTATCTGGATATTCCGGCGTTCCTCGACGTGCGCAAGCCGCGGGGCGGGGTTTTTGACTAGGGAGACGATGATGTCTGACGACAAACCGCCGATGAGTGCAGTGCTCGTCGCTCGCGCCTTCGAGGTCATGTTGCCGGCGCACGACGCCGAATTGATGCTAAACCACAACCCTCATCTCAACGTCTACGAGACGGTCGAAGGTTGGACGAGCGATTTCGATCGCGAAGATTGGGTGTCGCCGGTCGAGAAGCAAAAGGCCATCGCCACGAATGAGCTATGGGTTCTGCAGTGGTATCCCAACACGCCGATAGGGTTCAATCGCATTGCAGCGGCCTCGCTGTCGGCCATTGCGCAATACCTCGCCGACAACGGGCTGGCGTTCGGAAACTAGGGAGACGATGATGACGGTGGCTGACCTGATCGCCGAACTGCAGAAACTTCCGGCAGACAAGCCTATCCTGATCGAAGACGCCGACACTTGCTGGGACATGCCGATCCATGTACGCGAGGACGACAACGCCGTTCGTCTGTTCGGCGAGTACAGCGAGGCGGTCCGAGTCGGCGCGCCCTGACGCACGCCCGCGCTGTCTGACGTCAGACAATTTCTGCTACAATTAAGCCTCCCGCACCCTCGAGGCGAGCCGTTTGACCAATCCGTTCCGTTCGTTCTTCGATGCGGGCTATAAGCGGCTCGTCCCCATCACGATACCCAACGCGCCAGTGTCGCCGACGTCATCGTTTGCGCGTCCTGGCCGACAGAAGGCGCTGGGCAAGGCGCCTGGCGTGCGGCGCGATGATGGCCTGTGGTCGGGTGTCGACTGGTTGAAGCTCGCGCCCACCGAACAGGATCTCGACCGCTGGAACAGTTGGGGCGCCGGCGTCGGCATCCGCACAGGCGGTGGTCTGGTGGCTGTCGACATCGACACGCTTCACACCCACCACGCCGATCCGATCGCCAACGCAGCGCGGACCATCCTGGGCGCGGCGCCGTCGCGCATCGGCAACGCTCCAAAGCTGCTCCTGCTGTACCGCTGCGCCGAAGACCTACCCTACCGCCGGCTGCGCTTCGACGGCGGCATTGTCGAGTTCCTGACAGAGGGCAAGCAGTTCGTCGCCAACGGCACCCACCCTGTCACCGGCCGACCATACGAGTGGAAGCCGCATGTCTATTACGTCGAGAGCCTGACGCCTGTCACCGGTCAGCAACTCGACCAGTTCTTTGCCCATCTCGCCACGCTCTTGCCGGCCGCCGAAGTCGAGACCGAATCATCCCTGGCGCGCGCCGCGGTCGACCAAGCCCAGCTCGCCGGCAATCCTGACACGGTGGCCGAGGCGATCACTGCCCTGCCCAACGATCACAACTTCCCCTCGCGCGACAGTTACATTCGGGTAGGCGCTGCGCTGAAAGCGGCAGTGCCAGACGATGACGGCTACGGGCTCGAGCTATTCCAGGAGTGGGCCGGACGCTGGACCGCCGGCGAGAACGACCCCGATGTTGTGGCGGCCGATTGGCGCCGTCTGAAGCCGCCTTTCAGCGTCGGCGCGCAGTACCTCTACAGTCTCGCCAGCGAGCACGGCTCTTTCAGCACCGCAGACGCATGGTTCACGGCCGGCGCCTCTGCAGGCCCGGTTTCCGCCCCGCTGAAAACGGTTTGGGACGAGGCCCCGGCCGAGACCCCGCAACTGCCGCCGATCGAGTGGGCCAACCTCGAAGCCTGGCACACGACAGAGGCGCCGCGGCGCGAGTGGATGGTCGACAACTTCATCCCGCGTGAGGGCGTGACGCTGGTTTACGGCGATCCTGGCGTCGGCAAGACGCTGATCATGCACCAGCAGGCAGTGTGCGCCGCCGCCGGCATAGAGTGGCTTAAACAGCGTACCAGGCCGGCGCGCGTCATGTGCGTGTTCTGCGAGGATTCGAAGAACGAGCTTCACCGGCGGCATCGCGACATTATGCGGTCGACGGGTGCCGATGCCGAGGCGGTCTCGCGCAACCTGCGCCTCGTGTCTCGAGCCGGCGAGGATAACCTGCTCGTCACCTTCAGCCGCTCCAACGGCACGATGCAGCGCACGGCGTTTTGGCACCAGCTCGCCCAAGAGATCGAGGATTGGGGCGCGGATCTCGTGATCGTCGACACGTTGGCCGATGTGTTCGGCGGCTCCGAGATCGATCGAACGCAGGTCAACAGTTTCGTGAAAGCGGGGCTTGGCAAGCTGGGCGGTGGCCGTGACGTGTCGGTCGTCGCCCTGGGCCATCCATCCGTGGCGGGTCGGGCCGAGGGCCGGTCAGGTTCCACAGCCTGGGCGGGCGCGGCGCGTTATCGGAACCTCATGCGTCGGCCCAAGGGCAAGGAAAAGGGGAACCTGCGCGAGTTCGAAGGAACGAAGACCAACAACGCCAGGCTGGGCAACCTGCTGCAGGTCGAGTGGAAAGCTGGCGCGTTCGTCGTCGTCGCATCGTCGACCGAAGCAAATCTAAACGCGTTTAAAGAGTCGGCCAGCGTGGCGGTGGCCAGGTTGCCCACGGTCGAGGAACGCGAGGATGCGGCCGTGCTGGCTGCGTTGGGCGCCGCGCGGCTGCAGAACGTGCCGCTGGGCTTGAACGCCAAGGCGCACCAGAAGTACGCCCCGCGCGTGCTGCGCGCCGTGTGCGGCGACATCATGGCCACCGTGCGCGCCGAGGATGAGGTCGTCGAGGAAGTGTTGCGCCGATTGCTGCGTTCCGGCCGCGTACGCGAGACGACATGGCGGCACCCCGAACACAGGTACAACGTGGCGGGATATGAGGTCGTGATAGCCGACGACGCCCCACCCAACGTGTTCAATTAGAAGAGCATACAAACGGCGCCCACAGTGGCGCCGTTTCTTTTTGTATTACTGCGTGAGCGATCGTTTGTATTACTGCGTGAGCGTGCGTGAGCGTTGTCGTAAAACGTTAATTTTGCTGGGTTTTTGCCTCTGCGTGAGCGTTCAAAGCAACTGACTAGGTTTAGGCGATCGCGTACGCGTGCGTGAGCGTGCGTGAGCGTTGTCGTAAAATGCAAGTGGGCGTGCGTTTTATCGCCGTTTTGGCTCACTGCGTGAGCGTGCGTGAGCGTTAAAAAGCCTACTGCGTGAGCGTTCCCTCCCTCCGTAGGAGGGAACGCGTAGGAGCACAGATGATAAAACCACTAGGCCACCGAACAAACAAAAGTCAGGCCCGAGGCCCGGCTGCATTGTCGTTTGTATGCGCGTCATGGTGGCGGGCGCGGTTTGTATAGCTTGTCGACCAGGCGGCGCACCAGGCCGCCGACCAGCGCGGGCGGGATTGCGAAGGCTGCGACGAACATGGCGAGTAGGAGGGCGAGCTTGATCATTTGACGCCTGCGGCTTCCGCCGCTGCGAGCGCTTCTGCCATTTGCAGCCACACGGGGTGGGTGTTCTCGCAGGGCGACACGCGGGCTCCGACCATGACTGTTTGCGCCTCTTTCAGCACGACCAGCATGGCGCGGGCGGCCTCCAGGGTGGCGGGTGCGTTGGCGAACAACTCGGCCCTCTCCCTTACGTGCGGAGTATCATCGCCCACGACGTGAGCCTCGAACACGCCGCCTTCGTCGATATCCGGTCCTGACAGGATGGTGAACGCGCAACCGGCGCGCCGGCCTTTACCAACTCTAAATTTTTCCATGCTCATCTCCTACACGCTGCGAATTACTTGGTAGCCAGCAGAGCGCAATTGCTCTGCCCATGTCTCGCCCCCGTCGTCGCGGATCTTCACGGCGCCGATGGTCATGTTGTGCGCTGCGGCCGTTTCGTCGGGACCGCTCCCGAGCTCCCATCGTTGGATGCCCTGCCAACGCCCTGCGGTGCTGCAGGTGCAACGGTCGTCGCCAGGGCGGTGAAAGTGGACCGTGGCGATGTGTTCGCCCTCGGTGTCCAGGATTGTGTAGGCTGACGCGATCGTATTCGTAGGGGGCGTTGCGGGCGTCAGGCGATGGGCTGCGGCGTTCATGGCTACACCGTCTGGATGACGATGTAGCCGGCCGCGCGAAGCTGCTGCTCGAAGCTATAGCCTTGATCCTGCAAGCGGTCGGTCTGGCCGGTCTTGAGGTTCAAAAACTCGGCGCCGCCCATGGCTGCGGTTTTCTTGTCGTAGCCGAAGCCGCTCGCGTGGCCACAGTGGTGCGCGGTTTCTGTGCCGTTGGGCAGCCACGCAATCGCGTACATTCGGCCGGCACCATCGCGCGGATAGCTGATCACGATACGGCCCCACTTCTCGGGGTCGGCGGGGTTGATGACGGCGTATGCGGCGCAGTTGGTGCGCTTTTCCATCGCCACCACAGCCTTTAAGAACTTGTCGTCGATCATGTCTGTCTCCTCGTGTCTGATGTCAGACGGTTTAGGCGTGCGAAATTGGCTTGAGCTGGCGCAACGCGGCTGCCTTGCGCTGGTGATTGTCTCGAGCATCGCGCATACAGCGGATGGCAGGGTCGTAGCCGTTGGGCGTATGGCCCAGCAGTTCGTGCGCCGCGCGTTGATGGTCGGCGGCCGTCCAGGTTGCTTCGGGGCCGGTGGGCATCGGGGCGAACGGGTTCACGGTGGCCACCTACCAACGCTCAACGGTGTGCGCGATGCCTTCACGCTGGCCGCGTGCGATCAGCGACGCCATGTGCGTGTTTGTGGCATCACCTTCCGTGCGCCCCGGCTTGCCGCGCGTGTCGGCCCACTCGACGTAGGTTGTACGCTGGCCGGTGTCCGAGTAGGTCCGCGTGTAGACCTTGGTGATTTTGGCGATCATTGCTTGTCTCCCTAGTTCTCGATGGCCAAGAGCCGCACCCAGTAGGGTCAGCGGCTGCCGCACATTTCGTTGATCGCCACGAAGGCCGCCGCGACGCTCTTGGCGATGGCGATGACGGCGCCGCCTCGCTCAATCCAGACCGCACCGCTCAGCGAGTTTTGGTGGATCGAGTAGCGGCGGTATTCAGTGACGAAGGTCATTCGGTGTCTCCCGTTGCGATGTGCATTTGTATGTCAGGTGTATGTCTGATGTCAAGCTATGTCTGACGATTATTTTTGACGGAATACATGAACGCCGTTAACATACTCACTACACAATCTGTAGCAGGATGGCGGAATTGCCGGACAAGACAGGGCGTTTAGGGCCGCAAGAGCGCGTATTCGTCGAAGCGATGGCGAACACTGGCGACAAGAAATATGCGGCGATACAGGCCGGCTATTCGCAACCGCTCACATCAGCCAGCAAGGCGCTAGCACGGCCAGCTATCCAGGCCGAGATCACGCGCATCGAACGCGAACGCCTCGTCACAAAGGCTTTGCCGCTAGCTGTCGGCCGGCTGATCAAGATCCTCGAGAACGACAAAGTGGCCGCAATGGCGCACATCGCGGCCAGCAAGGTCGTGCTCGAGAAGGTTGACCAGTGGGACAACGGCACATCAGACAAGCCGATTCATGAGCTAACGATCGCAGAGCTCAACGCGCGTATCAGCCAGATCGAGGCGGCCAACGCATCAAACGCTCGAGCGGTCGACGTCGAAGTCATCGACACGACAGAGCCTGGCGCCGACGACGTTTTCGCGTGACTTGCGCCTAACTGGTCTATCGCGACACACATATAATGCAGCAAACAAAGGCAATGACGCTGCCTATCGTAGGCCATAGCTCGCTACCTGGGCAGCCGGCGGCGCCGTCGTCGACCGCCTACCGGCCGGGCCGACCCCCGGCCTACGGCTCGACGCCGCGGCTGGCTCGGCCGTAAGGCGCTCATAGAAAAATCCGGCCGTAAAAACCATCTGGACAGGTTGTCGTCTGACAGATGCTTGACATTCGACAGACGCGCGCACTACAATCCGATCCGTTCCAAGTAGTTGCCGCATCCGTCTCACCCGTTGCGGACTAGACCATGTGACTGTTCTCCCCACTGACCGCGTGTCGGTCAGCACCTGCGTAGTTGCCCCGGCCGGAACAGGCTCACGAGCCGACAACCCGGTCGGGGCGCCTTCTTCCGGTTACACCAGATCGCCAGATAGAGGGTGTGAGAAAGCTGGCCCCACTTGGGAAACCAAGTCTTCCCGTAAGGGGGATACGCCGCGAGGCCGAAGAGGTTCACCCGGATTTTTAACGACAGGAGCCCTCCACCAATGGCCGACGCCAATCCGTTCCTCCAATCCGGCGAGACCTACGTCGCGCAGACCGACGCCGAGCTCAAGTCCGCCGAGACTGCCGTAGCGACCACTGCGGCCGCGGCCGCCCAGGCCGTCAAGAACCTCGCCGAGACCAAAGCCCGCAGCGCCGGCGCGCACGTCGCGCTCGACGCCCTCAAGCTGGCCACCGGCCAGGTGAAGCTGCCGAGTGCGGTCGACCGCTACGTCGCGATCGGCGGCATCGTCCTGCTGGGTCTCGTCGCGGTCTATGCGCTGGGCCATCACTTCGCAGGGTGGCCGCTGTGATGCTGGCCGCGCTCACCATCCTCGCCTTAGCGTTCGTCTGGGTCGCCAGCGCCGCGCTGATCGTGCGCCTCGTCCTCGCCGAAAACGGCTTCGTCGATGCCGCCGAGTTCGACGGCGCCGTCATCTGCGGCCCGATCTCGTTCGTCATCCTTGCGTGGTTCGCGTTCGTCGAGCACTGCTGGCCGTTCATCCGCCGGCACTGGCGCTACGCCCGCGGCTACTGGAACTAGGCCGATGGAACACAGCTTCGACGAAGACGATTACTTTCCGTTCGAAGAAAGCGACGGGTGCCGACGCGCTGCCGAGGCGCGGCGGGTCGAGAAAGCGTCGCTGGCTCGACATGCCGAGTTGGTCAAAGCCGAGATCGACAAAGCCGTCCGCCAGATCGAAGCGGGAGATTTCGAGCCCGTGGCATTCGACGGGGACTGCTAATGCCATCCGTCTCCAAAGCCCAGGCCAAGACGATGCGCGCGGCCGCGAAAAATCCCGAGTTCGCCAAGGAAGTCGGGATCCCGAGCGACGTCGCCGACGAGTTCTATTCGGCCGATCGCGCCAGCGGCAAAGCCGACATCGCGAAGCTGCCGGCGCGCAAGTCGGCGGCGGTCCCGACGCGACCGACCGCAGGCGCCCCGAAGACCTCGAGCGTGCCGCTGTTCGGCGGCAAGAAGTGACCGAGACCCGCTGACGAGCCAGCGGTGTGGAGCAAGGCGCACGCTACGGCACGCGCGAAGCTGATCCAAGACTTCTCCGCGGTCTGACCAGGCCCAAGGCCACCGAAGGATCAGCAGCCGACCATCTTGCGTCTGTCTGACGTCTGAAGTAGACTTCGCATTGAGCACAGCGACTGTCTCCCGCTAGCTCTGATGGGGCGCGGTCCGACCGACGTTGAGGGGCGTGACGGTTGGGCTGACGCCAAGCAGCGAGCACTACGCTCCCGCGCCCTGTCGCTCTTCCCGCCCTCAGAGAGCGACGCGAGGAAGAAGCGATGTCGAGTGAACACAACAAGCCGGTATCTGGTGGGCAAACGATCAGCGGCCTATCGAGCGTCGTGACACTGACAATCCCGGCTGGTGCCAACACCGCGTTGGTGCAAAACACCGGAACCAAAAACGTCCGCTATTGGGTCGACGGAACGACGCCAACCAACTCCACAGGAATGCAGCTTCTTCCAGGAGCGACGGTCGAGCTTCAACAGGATGAGATAAGCGGCTTTAAAGCGACCGAAGAGTCCGCCAGCGCAGCGATCACGGTCTCCTATTTCAAGGATATGTGAGCCGTGAAAATATCCAGCCAACCGATTACTTCGGAAGCCATCGTAGCCGCTCTGGGCTTCACGCCTGCTTCAGCTGGCGCTGTCGTAATGGCCGATGGCACGGTCGGCTCGCCGGGGATGTTCTTCGGTGCGGCCACAAACACCGGCTTCTCCCGCGCATCAAATGGTGCGGGCGGCAGCATCTTCCGCGCTTCCGTGGACGGCCTGCAAGCGCTGGCGATGGACATATTCGACGGCGGCGGTGGCCCCAACACCGGCACCCGTTACAGAATCAGCCGTGACGGGCAGACGATTAACTCTGGATTGAGCACGGAGGCTTATCTCGCGAGCTTCGTGCTCGGCACTAACACAATTATTGGCGACACACCCGGCGTCCTGACCAACTTTGGCCTGAGCGATCTCATTGTCGATCCAGGCACGAAGAGTTTCCGCACCTGGAGCATCGAACTCGACAAGATGGTGGTTGGCGTATCGTCTGGTACGGCGACCTACACACAGTCAATTGGCAATACCCGCGTTCGGGTGCCATGGGGAACGACCGGCGTAACGGTTGCCAATGCGATTGGCATCGGATTCTCACCGCCGAATGCGGTAGATGTCACCGGAACGATGACGCAGGGCACGATGATGCACCTGCCCTCCGTTGTCGCACCGGCGGTTCAGCCGACCAATGGCTGGATCGGGATACTGGCCGAGGATGGCTACACCCAGCACCTCGCGAGCAATAGCGGGATCGACCTGAAGTTCCGCGCAGGCAGCAACGTTGTCACTTGGGAAGGACTGAGCGGGACGCTCACGCACAAGGTCGCGGGCTCCCCGCTCAACATCGGCCAGAACTATGCGACCAAGGGAACGGGCATCCACCTATTCTACGTCAACGGCGCAACCAGCGGCGGCACCGACCTTGTTCTGCGGCTGTCGGCCAATGTCGGCAGCGTCAATGGTGCGAATATCTCACCGGGATTGACGGGCGCTCCCGCGACCTTTGGCGTGACGGGAGAAGCGAATGCAGGTGTTGCCCTTCAAGCGGCTGGCACCGGGCCGATCTTCCTTAAATCGAACGGCACGAAAGCTGATTTTGGTAACACCAACAGCGCAGCATGGACGTTCGCTGCGCTGTCCATTTTCCCGGCCGCAGCCACGGGCGCGGCCAGCATCCGACTGCCGCACGGCACGGCCCCGACCTCGCCTGTCAACGGCGACATGTGGACCACGACCGCTGGCCTCTTCGTCCGCATCAACGGCGTGACGGTCGGACCCCTCAGCTAAACCAGGAAAGAAAGACCCACATGTCTAGCAATCGCAAACGAGCCAAGGAAATGAAGAAGGCCGAGGAAGCGGCACCGTCGCAGCCGACTGATCTCGATACGGTCTATCGCCCCGAACTCACCGGCCGCGACATCGACCTGATCGGCAACCTGATCGACGCTTGGGTGAAGTCCGGCGGGGTGCAGGTAGTCGGCGTGGCGATGCCGCTGCTGGAGAAAGTTACGGCGTCACGTCGGGCGGCGCTGACCGGATCGAAGGAGAAAATTTGATGTGCGAACTGTCAATCTGTCAATGGTCACCCCGCCGGCACCGGGCGACCGGCAAGCCCCGTGCGGCGCGGGAGGTGACATGAACGACAGCCTTTCGCGTCTGTCGTGTGTCTGATATCATTCGGCCACCGTCAGACACATTTGGGCCGCGCCGTTGACTTACCCTATTAAATCCGATCCGACCTACGATTATGAAGGCTTTCAGGCGTCCGATCCCGCCTCGCCGCTGCCGGCCAACCACGTCGTCGACGATTTCGCCAACCTGAAGGCGGCCAGCGACGCGACGATCGACTTCCTCAAGCTGTTCGCATCCGCCGACGGCCGCATTTTGGCGGCCGCGGTGCCCGGCGGCGAGGATTTGACGGCGTACGTCGAGACCGCGGCTGCATCCGCCACGGCGGCCTCGGCCTCGGCCACAGCGGCGGCGACTTCCGCCACTGCTGCCGCAGCGTCGGCGGCGACCGCGGCCGCAACCGCCGGGTCCATCGTCGGCACGGCTACCGATTCCGTTTCGATCGCCACCGGATCCAAGTCTTTCACGACGCAGACCGCCAAGAATTTCGCCGTCGGCGCGTGGGCGATCATCGCCAGCGCCGCCGACGTGACGAACTTCATGTTCGGCCAGGTCACAGCCTACAACAGCGGCACCGGCGCGCTGACCGTCAACGTGACGTCGGTCGGCGGTAGCGGCTCGCACTCCGACTGGACGATCAGCGTTTCGGGCGTGCAGGGCGCCAAGGGCGACAAGGGCGACGCCGGGTCGGCCGGCTCGGGCGGCACGGACGCTACGGGCACCGTCAAGTTCTTCACAGGTCGTGTCGGCGAGATTCCGAGCGGATGGCTGCCGCTTAACGGGGCGACGGGCAAGTCGCGCGCTACCTACTCCGACCTCGTCGCCCTGTGGATCAAGAGCGCGACGTTCACGGTGACGATCGCGTCGCCGGCGGTTGTGTCCAAGGTCGGCCACGGCCTGGACGATGGCGATCCGTGGATGGCGTCGACCGACGGCGCACTGCCGACGGGCATCACGGCCGGGACGACCTACTACGCCAAGGCCGTCGACGCCAACAGCTTCCAGTTGACCGATGTGCCAGGCGGCACCGCCGTCAACACTACGGGCTCGCAGTCCGGCACGCACACCTACGTCTCGGCGCTGTGCGGTGTCGGTGACGGCTCGACGACCTTCGACATGCCGGACTGGAGGGGGACCACTCCAATCGGCCACGACATGATGGGCTCGACGGCGGCCGGAAACCTGACCAACGCCAACGAGGGCATCTACGGCCGCAGCAACGGCAAGATCGGCGGCGCCAACCACGACAACGTCGTCAACACCAGCCACAACCACAGTTACAACATATCCGGTGTGACCGCGACGGCCACGGTGAATAGCGTGACGCTCGGAGGCGACGGCACCAACCCGGTCACCGTCGTCACCGCAGTCGGCGGCCTGAGTGGTTCAACGACGGGCAGCGCCGGAACCGTCAGCGCTCAATACAAGCGCGTCGGGCGCGTCGCCACGGGTATCTGGATGGTCAAGACGTGACGCCCGAAGAGCGCGACCGTTTGGCGAGGGTGGAGACTCGTGTCGATGGCATCGACGCCTGGATGGAGTCTATCGCCAAGGATGTGAAGGCTCTCCGCACGGTTGCCGACACGGGCAATGGCGCTCTCAAGACAGTCCTCATCGTCGGCGGTGTTCTGGCCGCAGTTATGACGGCGGCGTGGGCTGTTTTCGACAAGGTTTTCCCCTCAATCCCTCATCACTGAGTCACGGAGACACGATGGCCGAGGTCGACGAAAGCCTACGCCAATTCGCCACCGACAAGCAGTGGGCGGCCTACGTCGCATACTGTGAAGAGGGCTCGGGCGGCGCCGCGGCGCGCAAGCTCGGCTGGGACGCCGGCTGGGTGCGCCAGTGCGTGCGAACGGTTCAAGAAAAAGCGCTGCGAGCCGGGTTCGCGCCGGTCGATTTCCGCGTCTACAAAGTCACGACACAGTACGGCAAGGACGGCGAGATATCGGCGACGTCGGTCCAAGTTCGGGGCGCTTCCGACGAAGACAAGATCACCCACATCCCCGACCCGAAGAAGATCATCAAGACGTCGACGCTATACGCCGGCGACCGCTCGGTCACGCAACAGTGGGTTCTCGAGAAGCCGGAAGACGTCGAACGCGAACGCTTGTGGGTCGAGTTCGCCGAGGGGCTGGCGGCCAGCATACCCCGCGTCGAGCCCACCGCGCCGCCGGCGTTCACGCTCGACAATCTGCTGACGCATTACTCCATCGGCGACCACCACATGGGCCAGCTTTCGTGGAGCCTCGAGACGGGTGGCGACAACTACGACCTGAAGATCAGCGAGCAGGTGCTGGCCGACGCGACGGGCTATCTCGTGGCCAGCGCGCCGGCGAGCGAAGAGGCTGTTATCGGCTTCCTGGGAGATTTCACGCATACCGACGGCTACGCGCCGCTGACGCCGCACGGCGGCCACCTGCTCGACGCCGACGTGCGCTTCCCGAAGATCGCGGCCGCGGCGGCGCGCGCCATGCGCAATACGATCGACCTGGCCCTGACGAAGCACCGGCGCGTGCGCGTCGTCATCACGGCGGGCAACCACGACCCGGTGTCGACGATCTGGCTGCGCATCGCCATGGCGGCCGCCTACGAGCGCGAGCCGCGCGTCACTGTCGACGATTCGCCCGCCAAGTTCACCTACTACGAGTGGGGCAAGGTGCTTCTGGGCTGGACGCACGGCGACCGCCTCAAGATAGCGAACCTGCCCGCCATCATGGCCACCGACGTGCCGGAGTCGTGGGGTCGTACGGTGTATCGCTACTGGCACACCGGGCACCTCCATCACGATCAGGTCAAGGATCTCGTCGGCGCCAAGGTCGAAAGCTCGCGCGTTCTCGCGCCGAACGACGCCTACGCCGCCAAAGGTGGCTACCGCACGCCGCGCGACATGAAGGCGATGGTCTACCACCGAGAGTTTGGCGAGACGGGCCGACTGATCGCGCCGGCGGCGATGTTCCGGGTGGCGGCATGACCGCGCTTGCGCAAATAACCGCTCCACATTTTTGCGCCGGTTTAGAAGCCGTCGACGACGCAGTGGTTCGCGCGGCCCCGATACTGAAATACATGATCGGATGGAGCGGAAAGCGCGTAACGGATTATTGCACGCGCAAAGGCTGGATAGTTCGGAGGGTCGCATGAAGGCATTTAAGATGCCGACCCGTTTCGTCCTCGTCGAATGGCTCGACGCGATGTCCGACGACGCCGGATGGAAGTCGTGGAAGAAGGTCGCCAAGCAAGAGCCGGTGCTGGTCCACTCGCTCGGTTACGTCGTGCGCGACGAGCCGGGTTTCATGACGTTGGCCGGGAGCGTCGTCGTGATCGACGGCACGCTCGACGGCGACGTCACCATCCCGCGGTCGATGATCCAGGCCGTGCGCGAGCTGAAGGTGGCCAGTGAGTGACACGCCCACCCTACCGCCGCGCTCCCGTTTCCGCGGCGCCGTCGTCGTCAGCATCGTCGTGCTGGTGACGTTTGCGGTGGTGCTGGCGCTCGTGCTGACGCGCGCTCTGCCCGAAACCTCGCACGATCTCGCGATGCTGACGGTCGGCAGCCTGACAACGATGGCCGGCGCTGTCGTCCAGTATTGGGTCGGCAGCTCCGACGGCAGCTCGGAAAAGAACGCAATCATGGCTCGGAGGCCCGAATGACCGATCTGATTGACCAGATGATATTCGACGTCCTCAGTCGCGAGGGTGGTTACAGCAACCGCGCCACGGATGCCGGCGGACCGACAAAGTACGGTATTACGCTCGCCACGCTCCACGCTTGGCGAAAGTGCCCAGTATCAGCCTACGACGTTCAACAACTCACGACGGAAGAAGCGGCGCGTATCTATCGCGCTAACTATTTCCCCGCAGGCTATGAATCCATACCCGACGCAGCGGTGCTCGAACTGCTATTCGATTTCGGCGTCAATTCGGGCGTTGGGGCCGCGGTAGAGGCGCTTCAAACTGTCCTTAAGCACATGGGTCTTTACGGCGGCGAGATTGACGGAAGTTTCGGCCCGCAATCGTCCGCCGCCCTGGCCAAGGTCAAGAACTGGCCGGCGCTGTTCTATGCCGTGAAGTGTGAGCGGTACGAACTGCTGTTGCGGTTCGTCGGCCGGCGCCCCGAGCAGGCCGAGTACGCTATCGGCTGGGCCAACCGCAACGACCAGTTCGAAGAGTCGTTCGCGTGACCAAATACCTCGCCATCGGCGCCGCCGCAGTGATCCTGCTGCTCGGCGCGACGTGCTTCTTCCTGTTCAAGCAGATCGAAGGCATCGAGCAGCGTACCGGGTCGCTCGAGCAGTCCAACCAGCAACTCCAAACCACGGTGAAGGCCAAAACCGATGCGACACAAGGCCGTGCGCAGGTGGATCGCGCTGTTCGCGCTATGCCTCCCGCCGACGTTCTTAACGGCTTGCGATAAGCCGCCGCCCGTCGTCTCGGGCGACTTGTCGTGCGAGCGCTTCCGCCACATCTCGGCGGACGACGCGCAGATCGACGTCATCTCGAAGAACTGGCCAGTGATGGAGCCGTTTGCGCGCCAGGTAGCCGGCCACAACGCCGAGTACGACAAGGACTGCCTGGGCGACGTGGGCAAGCCGGCGTCGGACCCGAGGGGGAAGAGCAAATGATCTTCCACGAGTTCCGTGAGCCTAAGCCGGTCATCCTCGACCCGATGCCCGAGTTCGTTAAAGCCAAGCTCAATACGGCCAACGCCCTCGGCGTCCTGATAAACGTCGACCATCACAATCTTTGGATGTGTGTCCTCGACGAGACGGGCGAGGTCGTCAACGTCCCGAACAACAAGCTGCGCTTCGAGGAAAATTGGACCTGGGGGAGGTTTGCACGATGACCCGCAAAGACTGGCTCGCTGTCGTGCTGTCGATTGTCGGCTTCGTCACCTATGTTTGGGTCCTCAAAAGCTGATGCCGCACCCGAACCGGATCAACCCGGCCACCGGCAAACGGTACGGCTGGACACCGCCCGAAAAACGGAGTGCCGAAGCCCAACAGGCCGAGAAGGCGAAGCAGACCGACCAGCAGCTTCTGCTTCTCAAGCGCCAACGCGCGGCGCTGCTGGCGCGCACCAGCTTGCTCGCCTACACGCGCTATACGATGCCGGACCCCGAGGCGCCGGCCGATCCCGATCGCTCGACCTACGACGCTCAACGCTTCCATCAGCTGATAGCGACTGAGCTCGATAAGTTTCTGCGCGAAGAAATGCTGCTGGACGACGGGAGCGTTTGCCGCGGGTTGATATTTTGTATGCCGCCACGGCACGGTAAAACCGAATTGGCGACCAAACGGCTAGTGGCGCAAGCGTCAGGCGCGCACCCCAAATGGGATATCGCCGTCGCATCGTACTCCGACAAGATGGCCGAGGATTTCGGCGCTGACACACGCGCCATCTTGACGTCGCCGGCGCACAAGCAAGTCTTCCCCAGCCACAAGCTGCGTCGTGGCGGCGCGGCCAAGGATAATATTCAGACCGCGGACGGCGGCCGGCTGGTGTTCGTCGGTCGCGGCGGCGCGTTGACGGGTCGAGGCGCGGATCTCGCGGTGGGTGACGACCTATTCAAAGACCACGAAGAGGCCCGCAGCCAGGCGATCCGCGATCAGGCGTGGAACTGGTTCACGAAAGTTCTCATGACCCGCCGCATGGGGCCGAAGCTCGTCCTGCTGACGATGACGCGCTGGAACAGCGACGACATCATCGGCAGAATCACCGACAAGGATAACCCGCATTACAACGAGAATCAGGCGAAGCGTTGGAAGATCATACGGCTCCCCGCCATCGCAGAGGACGACGATCCGCTCGGCCGCGAAAAAGGCGAGCCGCTATGGCCGGTTGGCGTCAACGGAGAGGCCAAGTACGATCTTGAGTTCTTAGATGGCCAACGCGAGCTCGACGCTCTTGGATTCGAGGCGCTGTATCAGCAGAACCCGACGGTGGCCGACGGCACCGTGTTCTTGCGCGAAAACATCCGCTACTACAAGTCGAGCGAGCTTCCCGATGAACTGCGCGTCTATTGTGCGTCCGACCACGCCGTCAGCACCAAACAGCGCCGCGATCCATCATGTTTCTTGAAAGTTGGCGTCGACCGCCAGGACAACATCTATCTGCTCGAGTGTTGGTGGAAGCGGGCGCGGACTGACGAAGCCGTTGAAGCGATGTTGACCATGGGCGCCACCGGCAACATGCAGCCGCTTATCTGGTGGGCCGAACGCGGGCAGATCACGGGGTCGATAGGTCCATTTCTGCGCAAGCGGATGCAGGAAACTCGCCAATACATCAACATTGTCGAGGTCACGCCGAAGGCCGACAAGGAGCAGCGCGCGCAATCGGCGGCCGCCCGTGTCGGCATGGGGAAAATCCTGTGGCCGGTTGGCGCCTGGTGGACCGAAAAGTCGATCAGCGAGCTCATGGCCTTCCCGAATGGCGTCCACGATGACTTTGTCGACGCGCTCGCGTATATTGGTCTCGGGCTCCCGCGCCAGGTGCGAGCCAGTGCGCCGCCCAAGAAGCAGGAAGTGCCGAAGTTCGGCACCTTCGCCTGGGTGAAGTACACGGCAAAATGGGACGAGGAAGAGGCTAAACGCAAGGCGATGGGCGGTTTCTGATGTCCGATGTGTCTGATCCGTCTGATTTCGTCGACGACGGCCAGTCGGCTATGTCCGACATGCACGACAACGGCTCGCAGGACGACCAGGGCGCCACGACGACCGACGGCGCGGCTGGCCCGAACGCCAAGCAGTCGTCGGAGCAGGACCGCAAGCTCGTCCAGAAGATCCTGAAGCGCATCCAGCGCGACAAGACGCACTGGAAGAAGACCATCGAGCGGATGGAACGCGACATGTACCTCACGCTCAACGGGCACGAGCCCGACTGGAGCGAGAAAAACTACAGCGCCAACATCACCGGCCAGCACATCAAGACGAAAACGGCGGCCCTCTACGCCAAGAACCCGAAGATCGTCTCGACCCGCAAGGAAAAAATGGATTTCCTGATCTGGGACGAGACGCAGGAGTCGCTGGCGGCCGCCATGACGACGGTTGCGGCCGGCCAGAAGGTGATTCAGGCCGCCGCGATGGCGGCGCAGGCCGGCGCAGCGCCGGGGTTGGGCCACAACGGCGGGCCGCCGCTCGCTGCGCCGCCTCCGCAGCCGGCCGCGCCGCCCACGATGGCGCCGGCGAGCACGCCGACAGCGCCTGCGCCGCCCACCGCGGCCATGATGCCGCCGCCCGAGCCGATTCCCGGCTTCAACGACGCCATGGCGCTCATCAACGACGTCCAGCAGGGCATGGAGCGTCGCCGACTGCTCAAGAAGTTCGGCAAAACCCTCGAAATTCTCTTCGCCGACGCGATGTCGGAGCAGACGCCGCTCGATTTCAAGGCGGCAATGAAGCGTGTCGTCCGCCGCAGCCTGACAACGGGCGTCGGGTACGTCGAAATGGGCTTCCAGAAGCAGTTTGGCATTCCGCCGGCCGTCACCGACCAGCTCGCCGACTTCCGCGGTCGCATCGCGCACCTGGAACACCTGATGGAAGAGGCCCAGGAAGGTGAAATCGACGAACTGAGCGCCGAAATGGCCGAGTTGCAGCACGCGGTCGAGGCGTTGAACGCCAAGCCGCAGGTGATTCTGCGTTCGGGCCTCACTTTCGACTTCCTGCAGTCGACCAAGGTCATCCCCGACCGCTTCTGCACGTCCCTCGTCGGCTTTGTCGGCTGCCGGCACGTCACGATCGCCTATCTGCGCACCAAGGCGTACGTCGAAGAGACTTTCGGCGTCGATCTCGGCCAGCGCTACACCCCGTACACCGTCGACGGTCAACGGACGTATGGGGATCGCGGCGTCGACTACGGCGAGAACAGCACCGAGGGAATTTTCGGCGCTTCGGGCCACGATGACGACCTCGTCTGCCTGTTCAAGCAGTACGACAAGGTTTCCGGCCTTGTTTATTGGGTCGTCGACGGTCATCCCGACTTCGTCAAGGAGCCGGACGCCCCGGAAGTGACGGTGCCGCGCTTCTGGCCGATCTACGCCATCTGTTTCAACGAAACCGAGAACGAGAAGAGCCCGTTTCCGAAGTCGGACGCCGAATTGCTCAAGCACGTCCAGCGCGAGGTCAATCGCAGCCGCCAGGGCAAGCGCGAGCACCGCGAGGCGGCGCGGCCGCGCTGGATCTACGCCAACGGCGCGCTCGACGAGGAAGAGGATATCTCCGCGCTGATGGAAGCCAAGGCGTTCGACGCCATCGGCCTTAAGGGGCTCGGCGCCGATCAGGACGTCAACAAGGCGCTGCAGGCACTCAAGGTGCCGGGCGTCGACCCGAACCTCTACGACACCAACGAAGTCCTGATGGACGCCTCGCTGACGGTCGGCGCGACGGCCGGGCAGCTCGGCGGCCAGGGTGCGAAGACCACGGCCACCGGCGAGGCCATCGCCAACGGCACCGTGTCAGCCACGGACAGTTCGTCGATCGACGAGCTCGACGGCTTCTTGACGATGATCGCTCGAGACGCCGGCCAGGTGCTGATGATGAACATGACCAAGGAAGAGGTCATCCCGATCGCCGGGCCGGGCGCCGTGTGGATCGAAGACGTCGGCGCCACGGTCGAACAGATCTACAACGAAATTTTCCTGCGCGTCGAGGCCGGCTCGACGGGTAAACCTAACCAGGCTGACGAGATCCGCAACTTCAAGGACATCGCGCCGATCCTGCTGCAGACGGGCGGCATTCCGCCCGAGTTCCTGGCGCGCGAAGGCATCCGTCGCATGGACGACCGCATCGACCTGACCGAGGCCATCGTCGAGGGCGCACCGGCCATCGTCGCCATGAACCGCAACGCGCAGCCCGCGCAGGGCAACCCGGAGAAGGACCCCAACCAGCAGGGCAAGGAAGGCGGCGACAAGAACGCCACGCCGAGCGGCCCGACTGGCAGCCACGCCCCGATGGGCAACAACCAGCACCCGCAACTCTAGGAGACCGAGATGAAGCCCGAAGACGGCGACGGCCGCTTGTCTGTCTGATATCTGTCTGATGTCTGGCGCATTCATCAGACATACGCTACAATCACCCCCAGCACGGAGTTTTAATGCCCTTGCCTCTGGACGATAATCAGGCGTCGAACTCGTCCGACGACGTCACCCTGGACGATGCGACCAACGACCAGCAGCTCGAAAACGGGCAGCAGGACGACGGCGCAGTTGGCGCGGACTCGTCCGACGCGCAAGGCGATAACGCCGACCAAGGCACTTCCGGCATCGTTCGCGATGTTGTGGCGAAGCGCGACGGTCAGGCGGCGGCCTCGCCAGCCGACGGCGACGAACCGAAATCCGAAGAGGACGCGACCGACAAACCCAAGGAAGAGGACGACGAGGACTACTCGGACGTTCCTTTCCACAAGCATCCGCGTTTCCAGCACCTGCTGCGGAAGAGCAAGACGTTCGAAGAGGACGCCGGGCGCTATCGCAACGTGCAGACCTTCATGGATGAGAACGGCATCACGGCCCAAGAGACCGCCGACGCCTTCCAGTTCATGGCGGCTGTGAAGCAGGGCGATTACGCCGGCGCTTGGAACATGATCAAGCCTACCGTCCAGGAACTCCTGGTGCGGGCTGGCGAAGTTCTCCCCGACGACCTCAAGCAGGACGTTGCAGACGGCTCCATTTCGCAGGAGCGGGCAGTCGAACTGTCCCGCGAGCGCGCGAAGGCCAAGTCGTTCGAACAGGGGCGCAGCTTCGATCAGCAGCGGCAACAGCGCAGCCAGCAACAGCAGGCGGCGCAGCAGTTGCACGGGACGGCGGTCGGTTGGGCGCGCGATCGCGCACGCAAGGATCCGCAGTTCGACGCCAAACAGCCGCTCCTGATGAAGGAAGTGAACTGGCTGCAGTCGCAGAGTCGAGGCAAGGAAGGCTTCGACCAATTCGGGATTCCCCTGACGCCGGAAGGCGTCAAGGCACAGCTCGAGGAAGCCTACAAGAACGTGACTCTCCCGGCGCCCCGCGGCGCCAACGGGAAGTTCGTTCCGAAGGTCGGCGACGGAGTAGCCAAGTCACGACCGACAGCAGCGGGCGGCGCGTCAGGAACCGCTCGGCCGCAGCCCAAGACGACGCTCGACATCATTCGAGCCGTTCGGGAGCAGCGCGCCAGCTAACCCCAGGGTTAGTCGATGCCTTTTACCGCAGAAGAGATTGCGAACATCAACGCCGCTTCGCTCGAGGCTTTCATCGAGAAGGGCACGGTGTTCAAGCAGAACGTGTCGAACAAGCCGATGCTCAAGGCGTTCGACGAGGCCCGCGGCCAGTTCGCGGGTGGAAACTTGTATGCCTCGGTCGGCGTGAAGTCCGGCCAGGGTGGCGGCTCGCTCGCCGGCTACACGCACGACGACGCCGTGGCCTACTACAACTCGGCGACCAACAAGCGCGCCAAGTTCGCCTGGAAGGAACACCACATCGGCCAGGTGATCACGCACACCGAGCTCAAGATCGATGGCGTGGACGTGTCGGACGACGGCGCCAAGCAGTCAACCTCCGACATGGACGGCCGCGAAGAGCATGTGCTGGCCAACCTGCTCGACGAGAAGAACGACGACCTCGGCGAGGACTACGCCAAGTCGCTCGACACGCTGATCCACGGTGACGGCACGACCGACACCAAGGCGTTGGCGGGCATCCGTTCGCTGATCCTCGACGACCCGACGGTCAGCACGACTGGCGGTCTCGATCGCTCGGTCAACAGCTGGTGGCGCAATCGCGCGTCGACCGGCGTCGGTGGTGCCGGCGCCAAGATCACGTCGAGCACGTCGAACGGTGGCGCTCTGCTGCAGTTCCTGCAGAAGGAGCTGCGTCTGCTCGGCCGGTACGCCCAGGGCGGCACCAAGTGGCAGTTCTTCCTCGGCAGCGACATGTATGACGCGATCGAGAAGGAGCTGCGCGCGAACGGCAACTACACGCTCGAAGGCTTCATGAAGGGTCAGGCCGTCGACGGCGGCATGGCGCCGATCACCTTCAAGGGCAAGCCGCTCATCTGGGATCCGACTCTGGATGACCTGTCCTACAACAAGCGTATGTACGTCATCGACATGCGCCGCATCCGCCTGCTGTACATGAACGGCCAGCGCATGAAGAAGCACCAGCCGGCGCGACCGTACGACCGCTACGTCATGTACAACGGCCTCACCACGACTGCCGTGATGGTGGCCCAGCAGCTCAACACGTCCGACGTCATCGACATCAACTAGTCGAAACCGGACACAGGAAAGGGCACATCATCAATGCCGTACACTCAGAACAAGGGCGTGGTCGCGCCGCAGATCATCCTTTCTGCGGACTGGACCAATGGCGGGACCATTACGGTCGCGTATCCGTCGGGCTATTCGCAGAAGTCGTTCTACCGCGGCTCGGCCAAGGCGAACGGCTCTTACGTCATCAAGAACGGCAAGGACAAGGTCGCCGAGGACACCAGCGCCGCGACGGGCGTCGCCCTGTCGTTCGGCTCGTCCAATATCACCGTGACCAACAACACCGGGGCGACGATTCCGGCCGGCACCACGCTCGACTTCTGGCTCGACCAGAATGACGGCAACAAGGTGCTGACCCTGCAGTTCCCGGTGGACCTGGTCGACGTATCGGCCGCCGACATCGTCACCGACTTCTATCCGGGTGTCGACGGCACTATCGAGGACGTGCAGTGGGTGCAGCGCACTCCGGTCACGACTGCTGCGAAAGCAGCTACCATCACGCCGAAGATCAACACCACGGCGCTGACCGGTGGCGTGCTGGCGCTTACGTCGGCGGCCTGCACGCCGCTCGGCGTGATCATCGCCGGCACGCAGGTGACGGGCGCCAACCGTATCACCCGCAACGACACGCTTCGGCTGACGGCGTCGTCTGTGACGACCTTCGCCGAGGGCAAAGGCTCCGTCTTCGTCCGCATCCGGCTCGACGACTAACCCGCCACGCCGCGTGCGGCTGGCTACTGGCGGGGCTTCGGCCCCGTCAGTTCTCTTTTTCCATTCAGGAGACTTCATGCCTCAGTTCGAAATTGCCGACGTCGAAGTCCGCCTCGGGGGCGACGCGGCCAACACTGTCCCTCGCTACAACGTCACGGCGGCCGAGATTGCCGTCCTTCAGGTCATCCACGGCAACGACGCCATCTTCAACGTCAAGCCGCGCGGCACGATCGAGCGCGCCCAGCGCGTCGAGCGCGCCCGCCTGGCCGCTCTCTACCAGGCCAAGGATTCGGACGGCAACGTCCACGTCGAGAAGCTGTACCCCGGCGCAGCGGCCCGCGTCTTCGAGACGCTGGACGAACTGATCCTGGCCGATACGCAGTTCCACGCCGAGCCGGTGCGCCGCGGCAATACCGAGCGTCAGAAGAGCGAACTGGAGCTGATCGACGAGGCCAACAAGATGGCCGCGCCGGGCTTCGACCCGTTCGCCGCGTCGACGCCCGACGCCGAGGACGCCGCCAACGGCCTCGACGAGTTGCCGGCCGACCCGCCGGCGGCGAGCACCTTCGAGTAAGCCGGCATGGCGCGCGGGAAGACCCTTGAGTCGCTGCTGACCAGCCTGCGCGCCGAGCTCGGGGTGTCTGGCAACCCCGCCCACAACGTCCAGGCGCGTGACGCGCAGATCGCCAAGATCCAGCGCACGCAGGAGACGTTCTGGGACGACTACAACTGGCCGCACCTGCGCGTGTATCGGTACCTCGCGCTCGAGGCCGGCACGCGCTATTACGACCCGACGGCGTGCCTGAAGTACGACAATTCGGGCGCGCTGGTGGCTGCTGACGACATCGTCATCGACCGCGTCATCAGCATGTCGATCCGCGACGGCTCCATCTGGCGGCCGCTGCACGTCGGCATCACCGAGGACAACTTCAACGCCTGGAACAGCGACACGGGGCAGCAAAGCTGGCCGCCGCGACGGTGGCAGGTGGCCGAAGGAGACCAGATCGAGTTCTGGCCCATCCCGGCGTTGACGTCGAACACGACCGACGGCCTCGACCTCATCCGTATCCACGCTGAACGCAACCTGGCGCCGCTGGTCGAGACGACCGACCGCGCCGACCTCGACGACCGCCTGATCACGCTGACGATCGCAGCCGAGATGTTGGGCGGCGAGGACGGCAAGAAGAAAGCCCTGCTCGCCCAGCGCCGCCTCATCCAGGTCCGCGGCAACAACGCCAAGAAGCGTCGCTTCAAGATGTTCGGGCACGCCGGCCGGCACGAGCGCCTGCTGCGCGGCCCGCCGACCGTCTACTACCGGACGTCATGAGCACCATCTGGGTCAAGGAGTTCACGGGCGGCCTGGACTCCCGCCGCCTGCCTGAAACGGCGACCGGCGGAACGCTCATTACGGCCCAGGACGGCCACATCAACCGCGGCGGCGAGCTGGAGAAGCGCGCCGCCTTTGTACCGACCTACACCCTGCCGGCCGGGCAGACCAAGAACCTCGCCGCGGTCCCGGCCGGTCTCGTCGTGTTCGGCGACTCCGCGCCGCCAGCGAACATGCCGGTCGGCGTCTCCTACCAGCGTCTCCAGCACCCCGACGGCCTGACGGCGCTCTCCCGCGTGCTGTCGTATGACCGCTACGCCAGCAAAATCTATGCGGCAGCCGAGTTCGTCGACGGCGCCCGCCACCACTTCTACAACGCCGTCCGCGTGCTCGCCTGGTACGACGGTCGCGCACGCGCAGCGATCACCGTGTCGGGCGGGGCGTCCAGCAGTTCTCTTAACTCGCTCAAGGTCAACGGCGTCGACATCATCTCGGCCGGCGTGAACTGGAGCGGCAACGATGTCGCTTTCGCAGCCGCGATCGCCGCCGCCATCAACAGCGACACGACGACGCCCGATTACACGGCCACGTCGAACGGTGCGACCGTCAACATCATTGCCGGCACCGCCGGCACCGGCAGCAACGACCTCGGCGTCACCTACACCGAAACAGCTCTGACGGTCTCGCCGGCGTCCGGCACATTCGCCTTGACGGGAGGCGTCGACACCACGAACGCCGCTCCAGCCAGCGGGTCGGTAGAGATCACGGGCGGCGTCGGAACCGACACGATGACGATGCTCGAGGTCAACGGCGTCGACATTCTGGGCGCCACCGTCACCTGGACGAGCAGCAACGCCAACACCGCCTCGCTGATCGCCGATCAGGTCAACAACTTCACGTCGACGCCCGACTACAGCGCCACGGTCAAGGACGCCGTCGTCACCATCACGGCCGTCGACGACGGCTCGGCCCTCAACGGACAGACGTTCGTGCCGACCGTTACTGGCACCTTCGGCATCGGCAACATCCAGGCGTTGGCGGGCGGCGTCGACGCCAAGGCCGTCTACGTGCCCGGCACCTTCGTCAAGACGAAGGGCTCGCGGATGCACAGCGTGAGCGGCCCCAACGCGCACTATTCCGGCATCCAGCAGCCGACGCAGTGGACCAGCGACGCCATCGGCGCCGGCCTGACTGACCTGTCGACCCAGGCCGAGAACTCGGAGAACTTGAAGTCGATCGGCGTGTACCAGGGCAACATGGTCTACTTCGCCGACCTGACGACGCAGATTTGGTCGATCGACAGCGACCCGACGCTCAACAAGCAGTCGCAGATCCTGTCGAACACCGGCACCACATGTCCACGGTCGGTGACGAAGTACGGCGACAACGACTTGATGTACCTCGACGAGTCCGGCGTGCGCAGCATCCGCGCCCGCGATGCGTCGAACGCAGCCATCACGACCGACATCGGGACGCCCATCGACACGTTGATCACGGCCAAGTTGCGGGCTCTGTCGACCGACGATCGATTGGTCAAGGTGATCGGCCTCATCAACCCGATAGACGGCCGGTTCTGGCTGTGCTTCCCCGACGAGATTTTCGTCTTCACCCGCTACGACGGCAGCCGCGTTTCGGCATGGTCGACCTACAAGCCGACCTACTACGATCAGAACGGCACCCTGCAGAGCTTCACCATAGACGATGCCGTCGTGAATGGCCGGCGAGTCTATCTGCGCGGCGGCGACACCATCTATTGCTACGGCGGTGTGAGCACTGGCCTGCAGACCGACGACACGGCTTGCATTGGCCGGGTGCCCTATCTCGACCACAACACGCCGACGGTCGACAAGCAGTGGGAAGGCATCGACGTGGCCTGCCGCGGCACCTGGAAGGTCGAGGCGTTCATGGACCCGACCGAAGCCGGGTTCAACACCAGCGATACGGTGGCCACCGTTACCGATACGACCTTTACCGGTCTGACGATACCGTTCCAGCACACGTCGACGCACATCAGCCTGCAGTTCACATCGCAGGGTGCAGGCGATGCCCGCCTCGCCTCGTTCGCTATTCGCCTGAAGTCCGACAAGCCGGATGATTGACGTTCGGCTTGCCCGTGAGACGGACCGCGAGGCCCTTCACGCCATGGGCGAAGCGATGCAGGCCGAACTGCGGCCCGACTTGCCGTGGTGCGGGCCGCGCTGGGATGAACACATCGATCGGGCGCTGGTGAAGGACTGGCCAACGATCCTCGTCGTAACGATCGACACAGAGCCGGTCGGCTTCCTGCTGGCGAACCGCGCCGAGTGGGAGGGGGCATCTAGCTTTTTTATCTTTCAGCGGCTACTATATGTCCGTCCCGACAAGCGCGGAACTCGGGCAGCCGCCACGCTTCTGGCCCGCTTCGTTGAGTGGGCGGAAAGTTTCAACCCCGTCGAGATACTTTGTGGAATCGGTGAAGGACGGCGCTCCCGCGCTGCCGCCAGGTTCCTCAAGCCTCTCGGCTTCGTACCAGCAGGGCAGCAGATCATGCGCCGGCCGGTGGGCAGCAAGGCATGAATTTTGGCGGTGGGGGCGGCGATAGCGGCGAGCAGCGCGCAGCAGAGGCGCGGCGCGAGAACGCGATCGCCGACGCACAGGGCAACATCATGAACACGTTCGGGGCGCAGTTCACCCCGGATTTCTACACCCAACGTCGCCAAGCGTACCTCGATTACGCCAAGCCGCAGCTCAACGATCAGTACGCCGACGCCCGCAAGCAGCTCATCTTCTCGCTCGACCGCAGCGGCAACCTCGCCAGCACGGCGCGCACGACGAAGGAAGCCGAGCTCGCCAAGCTGTACGACCAGAATAATCGGTCAATCAGCGACCAGGCGCTCGGCTACGAAAACGACGCTCGGAACAACGTGACCAACGCCGAGTCCAATCTGCTGGGCGGTATCGCACAGTCCGGCAATGTTGGCGCGTCGATCAACGCCGCCAACAACCAAGCCGCCGCCCTCTCACGACCCGACGTCTACCAGCCGTTGGGTCAGCTTTTCGGCGGTTTCACGAGTGCGCTGCGGACGCAAGCTGGCCTCGAGCAGTTGGCGGCCGCTGCCGGGCCGAACAGTGGTTTCAGACCCGCCTTCAACACCGGACTTTTCGCGCCTGCCAGCGCTGTGGTGAATAGCTGATGGTTGCTCCGCTTCTTCTCGCCGGCGGCCTCGCCGAAATCGGCTCCATGGGCCTCAACGCGCTCGCGCAGGGCCAGATCGACGCCGCGCGTAACAACGCCATCCAGCAGGAGTTGCAGCGGCAAAGCCGTTGGGACAGTCAGATCTCGGGTCTGCAGGACAAAAACCTCGCCGCTTACGGCGGCGTCCCGACCGCAATGCCAGGCCGCGCAACGCAGGTGGCCGACTTCTACAAGGCCACCGGCGGCGATCTTCCGTCGAGCGGCCCCACGGCCGGCGTCATGCCGCCCATCACCAACAAAGCGGTGGCCGGGCAGGGCGCGCAGCAGATGAACAAGGTGGCGCTGTTCAACGGCCAACAGAACGGTGCTCTGGCCAACCTGCGCTCGTTCGGCGACGTCATGGGCGGCGCGGCACGCACCAATGCGATCAACAATGGAGTCATCGCAGGCATCGGCTCGATGAAGGCCGGTTCGTCCAGCATCCTGCCGCTGGAATTGCAGAGTGCCAACAATGCCGGCAACGGTCTCAAGTCGTTCGCTGACATCCTCGGCGGCCTGGGCAAGGTCGGTGTGTCGGCCGGACTCGCGAGCTTCAATCCGTTCGGCGCCGTCAGCAACATCGGCCCGACCGGCGCGTCATACGCCTCAGAACTGGCCGATGGCTTGCGCGCTATCTAGGTGATTCATGCCTGACCCTTACTACCGCCCGTTCAATGATCCGGCCGTCACCAAAGGTTTCGACGACCTCGCCAAGGCGTTCGTCCCAAACCCGACGACGATGCTGGCCGGCGCCAAAGCTGGCCAAATACAACAGGAGATGCAGGCGCGCGCCGCCTACCAGAAACTGGCGGCCGATCCGAACGTCAACCCCGACGATCTCGACAAGGCGGCGGCGATAGCCAAGCTGTATGCGCCGACGTCTGGTTTCGGAGCGCGCAACATGCACGACACGACGCAGCGATACGGCTACGACCAACAGCTCGTCGGCACGAAGTACAGCGCCGACGCTTCGGCCGGTGCGGCGCGCTACGGCCACGATCTTGCGTACAAAGCGAATACCTATAACACCGACGTGAATGCTCGAGAGAAGCACTACGCGACGGACACCGACGCCAACACCAAGATCGCCACGGCTTACATGAACCCGGTCAAGGAAGGTGAAGTGCGTTACTTGCCGCCGTCCGTGGCCGACCAATACAAGGCGCCGACGACGCAATACGGCGGCGTCACGCTAAAGCCGGGCGACAAGACGATCCTGCCGGGCGATGGCGGCACGCCGGGCGGCGGTCCGACTTTCCAAGGCAATCCGAAACCGCTGACCGATTCCGAGACGCTTGCCCTGGTCCTGCAAGGCATGACGCCGGACGAGCAGAAAGCCGTCGCGATGAAGGACGTCAAGCCGCAGGTCGTCATGGGTGACAACGGCAAGCCGACTTCGACGACCACGCCGCAGATGCTGCGCAAGGGCCAAGTGCCGCTGCCGCAGCACCCCGCCGCGACCTACAACTATCCGACGCCTGACGGCAAGCAGGGTACGGCCGTGTGGGATCCGACGCAGAACACCTACGTCGACAGCCAGAGTAAGCAACCGATCCCGACGAGCGTCCCACTTCGCCAGGCCACTGGCCCGTCGACGCAGGTCAACATCGACTCGTCGGGCAACACCTACGGCCAGCCCGAGAAAGGCTTCGCGTACGTCCGCAACCCGGACAATTCGATCAAGCTCGGCCCCAACGGCGCCCCGATGATTGCGCCGATGCAAGGCGGCCCCGAGTTCGACAAGCAGAAGAAGGCTGTTGACGCGGCCGTCCACAATCAGCAGAACGCCGACCTGCACAACAACATCGCGCTCCAGGACGTCGATCGCGCCCTGAAGATCATCGAGGACAACCCCGGTCTGTCGACGGGTTTCATCGGCCAGCACAGCGCTGGCGTGGGTGGGACGCCCGCGGCTAACCTCGGAGCGCTCCTGCAAGGTATCAAGGGCAACATCAGCCTCGAGCGCCTGCAGGCGCTGCGCAACGCCTCGCCGACCGGCGCCGCGCTCGGCCGCGTGACCAATCAGGAAGTGACCATGCTGAGCAGCGCTTTCGGCAGCATGGAGCAAAGCCAGAGCGCCCAACAGCTCGCCGAGACGATGACGCGGTATCGGCAGTTGCTGGCAACTGTTATCGGCGGCCAGAACCCCGCGAGTAGTGCGCCCGGCGCTACGTCCGGCGCTACGTCCGGCCAGCCGCAGCAAGCGCCTATGCCGACGCCTGAAGAGGCACAGCAGGAACTGGAGCGTCGCCGTAAGGCGGCAGGGGGCCGCTAATGGCCGACCCCGTCGATCTCTCGCACCTGTCCGACGCCGACCTACAGGCCATCGCCGCCGGCGGTAAGCCCGCTGCGACGGCCGCGCCGCCGCACGACCTGATGAGCCACATGTCCGACGCCGACCTCGAGAAGATCGCCGGCGGAAAGTGGGAGCGCGGCACGATCCTGCCGATCGAGACGAACTCGGCCAAGCCGGGCCTCGCCGGCATCCGCCCCGCCGTTCCTGGTTTCCTGAAGAACATCGGAGATTCGGTAGCGTTGCCGGCCGACGCCGCCACAGGCAAGGTCGACCTCGACAGCCCCGAGGGCTGGCAGCGAATCGTCGATTTCGGAACGCTGTTCTCGCCGGGAAGCCGCGCGGTGAACCCTGGAAAGCTCGTGACACCGGCTGGCAAGACGGCTCCCGACGCCGTAACGAACGCGTTGCGACGAGACCGCATCAACCCCGCCGCAATATCGGAGAAGACGGCAGAGCTCGGCCCGGCCGGACTGACGGCGGATCTCGGTCCCAATACGAAGGCGCTAACCGCCGGCGTGGCGACCACGCCCGGCCCCGGCCAGACTGTCGTGGTCGACGCGCTCACCAAGCGCCAGGCCGGCGCCCCCGAACGCATCCGCGGCGCGCTCGACGAAAACCTGGGCGCGGCGCCCGTACCGCGTGATTTCAACGCCAACCTCACGGCTCAACGCAAGGCTCTCGGCCCTGAGTACGAAAAAGCACTCGAGGGTGCCCAGCCGGTCGACACCAGCGCTTTGGCCGCCACGCTGGATCAGGCCATTCCGGGGTTGCGCGGCGAGGCGCAGGCGCAGCTCCAGCGCGTTCGCAAGATGCTCAACAAGGCCGACGGGCAACCCGTCGATGCGGCGGCCGCGATCGCGGCAGAGTCGGATCCGGTCAAACGCCTCGATTTAGTGCGCCGGCATCTCGCCGGCGAGGATGTCGGGGGTGGTACGCCGCTCGACACCGACCCGCGGACGCTGTTGGCGACTCGGCAGGCAATCGACGGCATAATAGACAGCACGTCGGACAGCAACGTCCAGCGGGTGTTGGGCGACGCTCGGAAATCGATCGACGCCACCCTGGCCGCCTCTGCGCCCGGCATCAAGGCTGTCGACGCCAAGTACGCCGACATCGCTCGCACCAGAGAGAACTTCGAGAAGGGCCAGACGGTGTTGGGCAACGGGCGCGATGCGCCGCGCCCCGCCGAACTGCAGGCCGACGTCACCAAGGCCGTCGTGCCCGAGGGCGGCATCGTCGGGCCGACCGGCCAGGCGTTCGCCCTGACGCAGGGTGCACGCGCCGAGATCGACCGCATCGTCGGTACCAACCTCAACGACCGGGCGGCGTTAAACTCGTTATTGAAGGGCGAGGGCGACTGGAACTACGCCCGACTCTCGACGCTGTTCGGCAAGGAGAAGACCGACGCCATCTACAAGGTGCTCCAGAACGAGCACCAGATGGCCACCACGGAGAACATGGCGTTGGCTGGGTCCAAGACGGCCGCCGTTCAAGCCGCCCAGAAAGAGGTCCAGCCGCAGGGCACTCCCGGCTTCCTAAAGTCAGCGGGGGATTTCCACTTCGGCACGGCGCTGGCGGGGCTGAAGGACGCGATCATGCGCGGCCACGCTGAAGGACGTCAGGCGGCAACGAACGAGGACATCGCGAATATTCTGATGGGGCGCGACAACCTGCAGCGCGTGCCCATTGGCCGCCAACCGCCCGTGCCGATCACGGCGATAACGGAAGCGCTGGAGCGCGGACAGCCGCCCCAAAGCACCAGCCAGCGCCAGAAGCAGCGCGCCTTCTTGAACGATCAGCGGGTGTACTAGAACGACCCCGGCGGGCAAGTGCTCGACATGCTGCGGACGACGTACTCCCCGTCGCCAGGCACGGCGAGCACGGCCACCTGACACGCCCCGAAGCCCATAGCGCGGCTGTACATGTAGGTGCGGCCGGTTGGCGTGTTGTACATGTCGGTCAAGGTCATGACGTTGCGCTCGGCGAACTCACGCACCGGCCTACCCGTCCAGCGGTTTTCGTCGCGACGGATGGCTTCCTCGGTAGTCGTACATCCGGCCACCGACAGGGCAATCATGAGTAGAGCGCGTTTCATGCGCTCTACTTCTCGCGCGGGGCGTGCGCTGTCAAGGATAAGCGTTGCGCCGAAGATTGCGCTGAAATGGCTGTCTGTCGTGCTAGTGTAAGCCGCTAAAAACGCCCATTTTATCGACGTTTCAGCGGGCTTTCCGGTCCGTTAGCGGTCGCCTATAAGAGGCCGGACTGCACATTTTGTCTGATGCTTATAAGACGGGGTTTTTCGCATTTTGCCGAATTTTCCGAGGCTACATTGTCTGACGTCTGTCGTGTCTGTCTTCGTCAGACGGGCCTTTTGCGCTTAAATTGTGCGCAATCGACCTCAATGTTTCGCAGGCGGACCGTGCGGACCTTCGTGCTCGAATACTTCGGCGAGGTCTCGGCAGTCGATCATGTGGCCGCAGATATCGCACTCAATAAAATGCTCGTCCTCGTTCTCCACGGGAGGCTCTACGCGACGGCCCGATTTAAGCGCCGGCAAGGTTACGGTCTGCACGTTCTTGCGGAAGGGGCATAGGTAACCTGCGGATCTTTGTTAACGCCACAGTCGATGAAGATGTTTATCGGATACTCGGCTGGAACCTCCCAAACTTCATCCGCCTTTGGCCGTCCCACGCACCAGACCCGATCTGGCCGCCGGGAACCATGGTCAGCGACGAGGAGATGGTCAGTCTTTCCAACGCGCTTCAGCGGCTGGTGCCGCACGAGCGATCCTAGTGGCTTGCTTCGCTTGGCCGCGTTCGCATCGCTCTTTTTGGTTGTATTTCTCGTTCTTGGTCTGGCGCCCATTTTGGCAGTATATCCGGCCTGTCGCGCTTCGTCTAACGAAAGAATGTCCGTCGGCAGCGGCACCCCAACTTCGATGTATAGATTCACTTTCGGCCTCCGCTCTTCTCTGCACGTAATTTACGCGCAACGTCTCGATAGGTCTCGTAGCTCAAATCTACCCGCAACTCCTGGGCGATCATCAACAGCGTGCTTGCTGCAACTCGGGCTCGCCCCTTCTCGTATTTCTGAAGCGCCTGTTGTGAAATACCTACCGCCATGGCCAGTTCGCTTTGAAAGATGCCGAGTTGCTCTCGTCGGGTCTTTATCCACGCGCCTATCTTAACTTCCAGGTCGGGAGTTCGCGCACGATTATCGCCCATCAGCCGCCCCCGCTGATCGTATCCACCGCCTCGCGCAGGTCGTCGGGGCAGTGGTGACTGTATACCCGCTCGACCATCGCCAGCGAATTGCCAAGGATCTTGGCAATCTTCCACAGCGGCACGCCGCGCCGCGCCATGTGGGTGGCCGCCGTGTGCCGCAGAACGTGCGGGCTGACGTCCTTCAGGCCGGCGTGCTCGGCCACCCGCTGCACTAGGCCAATCGGGTCGGTCGGTTCGATCAACACCAGGTCGGAGTTGGACTCCCGCCGCATCCGCTCCAGCATCGGGCGCAAAGCCGTCGAGATCGGCACGCTGACTCGTTTCTTCTTCGTCTTCTTCCGACCCGGTACGTTGTAGTGGATGACGTTGGTCTCGAAGTCGACGCGGTCCCAGGTCAGCTCGCAGATCGCCGTCTTGCGCGACGCCGTCTCGAGCGCCAGCCACAGGAACCGCTCGCAGCGGGACAACAGCGTCTTGTCGCCGTGGCGCTTCTCGGCGGCCGCGGCAAACAGGCGTTTGATCTCGTCCGTCGTCAGCCAACGGTCGTTCGGGTCGCCGTGCGGCGGCAGTTTTATGTGAGGGACAGCCGTCTCTGGTATCAAAGCCTGTTCGGGATCGGCGCACCAGTTGAGCGCGGCCAACAGGGCGCCGAGCTCGCGCCGCACGGTCTGTGGCAAGGACGGCTTGCCGATCTCGCCCGCCTGTCGTTTCTTGAGGTACTGCCGGACGACGTCGCTCGACACATCAGACAGCGCGAGCGAGCCAAAATGCGGCTCTAGGTTCGCCCAGCAGCGCTCTATGCGATCGACGGCGGCAACCTCTACCTGGACGTGCTGCTCGTAGTAGGACTCCCACAAGCTGGCCACCGCATGTTTCTGCTCAGCGACGGGCTTTTCGGCGTTCAACCGCTCAAGGAGCCAGTCAGCGAAGTATTTCTGCGCCTCTTCGCTTTTCGCCGTATTCGTGCTCTCCGTTCGGCTGCGGCCTCGCTTTCCGTGAGCGGTCGGGTCGGTCCAGTGGATGTAGAGGTAGCCGTTGGGGTGCCGGACGAGATGGGGTTCGCTGGTGCGAGGCATGTCTTCAACTTCTCGAGGTCCGCTTCGTCGATAAGCGGCGGCCTGCCTGGATAGTAAGGGAGCTTTCCGGTCAGCCGGAGGCGGCGGATGGTGCGCGCCGTCCAGCCGGGGAACCTATCGGCGACCTGCTGATCCGTGAGTCTTGTCATCTTCATACAGCAGGTTCATGACCGCGGTACCGACCTGGGGCGACACCGACTTGTTGACGGTCAGCCAGGTCACGCCATCGGGCCGCGTGACGAGCGACGCCGGCGACAGTTCGGACGACGGGAGTGACGGGACGAAGTTCGGCAACAATTCTTCCGGCTCCATCTTCATCGTCTTGGCCAGGGCGCGCAGCTTCGTCTCCGACGGAAACGAGATGCCCTTGACGTACCGATGGATGTCGTCGCGACTGAGGCCGCTGGCACGAGCCATGTCGGAGTTGTTCCAGCCGCGCTCGAGGATGTATTCGTAGATCTGCTTCTTGAAGATTGCCTTCGCGGTCGCCTTCGAGATCGGGACGTTCGCTTCGGTGGTTGCTCTCTTAGCCATAGGGGCTGTCTCCTGAAGGGCCGGCGCAGAGGGTATTTGCAGCGCGCCGTGTGCGGAGACTTGTATGTCTCGCCCGCGATACTGTCAATACCTCTTTCGGACAAGTTGTCCTTGACGATAGACAGACATCAGACGTACAATCCGAAAACCTGGCCACCAGTTATGCGCGGAAGAAGATTGCAGACTGTGTTCAATACGAAGAAATTCCTGCAGTCGCACTTCAACAGCGCATCTGTTGTGTATAATTTTTTGGTTGCGTACAGCGTGAGCGTGAGACTCGAAGCCATCCAGAAGTGGTGGCAGCGTGAAAAAATACCCAGCGAGTGGTTCGCTCTGATCTTGGCACTGTTGGAACTCGATCGTGGCGAACCTGTGAGACTGGCTCAGTACCTCACTTCAGGGGATTGATCGTGAAAGAAGTATACAGACGGGAGCGGGAACTGTCCCTCTACTGGCGTACTATTTCGTGCGCGCGCAGGGTTCGTCGGGCCAATCCAATGGCCGACACGAGAGAACAGCAAGACGACCTCGACAACATCGCCTTCAACACCCACTGGCCGCGGATGAAAGTGGCAACCGGGATGGCCGTCGCCAGCCTTATTACACCCCTTTCGCTTGACCTGTCCGTGTTCGATTTGTGGCCGCAAGAGGTTGATATCGTCCGCGAAAAGGTTGCAGAATAAGTGCGTATACTAGGCGTAGATCCCGGCTGCTACGGGGCGCTCGGCTGTCTAGACGATGGCCGCTGGCACAGCGTTGTCGACATGCCGATCCTCAAGGTTCGGCGTGGGAAGTCCGACAAGGCAGAGATCAACGGGTACGCGCTGGCGACGGTGATCGACACGTTGCATCCCGACGTCGTGGTGGTCGAGCAAGTCGGCGGCATGACGGGCCAGTCGGCCAGTGCGGCGTTCAACTTCGGTCGCGCGGCAGGCGCCCCTGAGTACATCGCCAAGACGCTCAAGATCCGCGTCGAGCTCGTGTCGCCTGTCACCTGGAAGAAGGCGCTTCAGGTCAACCCCGGCAAGGATGGCAGCAGGGCGATGGCCCAGCGCCTGTGGCCTGCGATGGCACACCATTTCGAGCGCAAGAAGGACGACGGCCGAGCAGAGGCCGCCCTGATCGCGCATTGGTTTTGGCTCAAGAATGGAGACGTTGATGGCTTGCACGTATTGCGGAGAGACGGGGCCATGCGGGGCTGCGAATTGTCCGGTGGCGACATTCACTACGACACCGGCATCTTCGCCCGGTAGCCGGCCGTCTGCGCGGCTGCCGAACGGGGTGTGTCAGAAACCGTCGTGTATCGACCGTAACGGCCTCTGTCACGAAAACTGCGTGCAGGCGCCGCCCGGCAGTCCGGCAAACCTGTGGATGACAAAGCCGGCGCCGGACGACACGCCCGTGTTAAGACCCGCTGTGACGTTGCCGCACTACCAATACTGCGGCGGTTGCGGTCGGTCCTGGCCGCTAGATTGCGACGCCAATCACGCGTCGGGATGCCCCACGCTGCGGGCGGATAAACACGAGTACGCACAGTCTTTGCCCACCGACTCCCAGGCCCGCAAGGACACCCCCGTCTTCAGCGGATGCCTCAACTATTTCCCGCTCGCGTTGGCCGAGATCGCGCGCCTGTCGAAGGCCGGCAATGACAAGCACAACCCCGGCCAGCCGCTGCATTGGAGCCGCGGCAAGAGCAACGACCACAAGGATTGCATCGCCCGCCACCTGCTCGAGGCTGGCACGATCGACAACGAAGACGGCCACCGCCACAGCACCAAGCTCGCCTGGCGCGCACTTGCCAACCTGCAGCTCGAACTGGAGGCTGCGGCGCGAAGTACGAATTGATTTTTCTCGCTTGCGTTGTCTGACTGTCTGACATACATTCAGACGGTCAGACGAACCTGAGTACCTGAAGAACCTGAGACACTGACGTTGCCAACCCTCTTCCCTCACCAGATCACCGGAGCCTCGTTCCTAGCCGCGCGCAAGCACGCGCTGCTGGCCGATGAGCAGAGGGTTGGCAAAACGGCGGCCGCGGTGACGGCCTGCGACTATGTCCTCGCGCGGAAAGTCCTGTGCGTCACGAAGGCGTCCGCCCGTGCGCAGTGGGGCCGAGAGTTCCACACCTGGGGCTTTCCGCGCGAGGTGCGCGTCGTCTACAGCCGCACCGATGAGCCAACCGGCGATGTTGTCGTGATTGGTTGGCCGACGATCATCGATCAGGCGATGTTGGCGAAGCTGCGCCAACCCTGGGACGTCATCATCCTCGACGAGTGCCACGAGGCCAAGGGTGCCGGCACGCAACGCACGGCGGCGGTCTTCGGCCCCGAAGGACTCTATAAACACGCCCGCTTTGTCTGGTGTCTGTCTGGCACTCCGATTCCTAACGCCCCGAATGACCTGTACCCAATGTTGGGTGCATTGGAGCCGGACCGTCTCGCCGGCGTCACCGATCACGACGACTTCGTTCGGCGCTACTGCGTCGTCCGCCCACGGCGCATCAATGGCGTCCTCCGCAACGTCATCAAAGGCGGCAAGAACCTCGAAGAGTTGAACGAGCGCGTCGCTGGTTTCTGGTTGCGGCGCACGCAGCAAGACGTCGGAATCCAGCGCCCCATCTTCAGCACGCTCGCCATCCACGTCGACCGCCAGCCCGACGAGCCCGCCGACATGCAAGCCGTGCTCGACGCGATCGAGACGGGAGAAACGCAGAGCGTCGAGATGCATCTTGGGCCGCTGCGCCGGCTGACCGGATTGGCCAAAGCCAAGGGCGTCTGCGAGGCGGTGCGCGAGAAGTTCGACGAAGGGCTCGACAAGGTCGTGCTGATGGCCTGGCACACCGACGTCATCGACGCGCTGTGGAAGGGCCTCAAGATGTGCGGCTGCGTCGGCATCGATGGCCGCACGCCAGCGGCGCGACGCGACGAGCAGGTGCGCCTGTTCCAGACCAGCGCCCTCCATCGCGTCTTCATCGGCAACATCCAGGCGGCGGGCGAGGCGATCGACCTCTCGGCCGCCGCAGAGCTGTGGTTCGTCGAGTGCTCGTTCACGCCCGCCCACATGGCGCAGGCGGCGATGCGCGTCACGAACCTCAACCAGAAGCGGCAAGCCCTGGTCAGGGTTTGCGCGCTGGCCGGGTCCATCGACGAGGCCATTGCGACTGTGCTGACCCGCAAAGTCGAGACCATCCGAACAATTATGGAGCACTGATTTGATCACCGTCACCTTCAACAACGACGACCCGAACGTCGTCCGCAGCGACATGGCGGCAATGCTCGGCTTCTCGGCCGTCGGCCCCGCCGCGGTCGTCGTCACCGCCGAACCGGGCGATCAGGCGAAGACCGACACTGCCGAGGTGCCGCCGAAGGCGACCCGCGGCCGCAAGCCCAAGGCCGAGACGCCCGTCACCACGCAGCCCGAGACGGACAAGGCCCTTGAGACCATCCAGAACATCCAGAACATCCAGACGGGTGGCGAACGCAACCCGCCGGCCGAAGAGCAGAAGCAGCCCGAGACCCCGCCGCTGACGCAGGACGACATCCGCAAGGCCGCCGGCACCTACGTCCAGAAGTTCGGCATGGAGAACGCCCAGGCCGACGTCGGCAAGCTGCTGATGGCCGTCGCGGGCGTCCCGAACATGTCGGGCCTTGAAGGCAAGCCGCAGGACCAGCTCGCGCTGATCGTGAAAACGATCTCCGAGTGCGTCGAGAGCGGCAAACAGTACGTCGCGCCCGCGCCGACCGGGGCGCTGGCCTAGTGTCTGTCCAGCGCAACACTCAGGAGCGTCGAGACATGCTCGACGCTCGCGCCGTTGGCCAACGTAGGCGCGTCCCGGCCTTCACCCCGATGCGGCGAAAGCCGCGCAACTACATCGGCAAGGACTACGACCCGTCCGAGCCCACTCGGCTGCGCGACCCGGTGCAAATCGTGCCGGCGTGGATGAACCGACGGACGGACGAGCCGCACGACCACAAGCGCGCCAAGGCGCGTCGACTTAGTCAAATCGGAGGCTGACACCTTGACGACCCCCACCCCGCACGCGACGCGCGATCACGCCACCTGGAGCGCATCTGCCACAAGCCGCAACTGGAGTTGCCCTGGGGCTCTCGCCCTCGCGCAGACGGTCAAGAGGCTGGACGTGGAAAGCCAAGCTGCAGGGTGGGGTACTGCCTGCCACACCCTCAGTGAGAAGTGCCTGCGCACCGGGCTCGACGCCGCCGATCGCATCGGCGAGACGATCAAGACGAAGCGCCACAGTTTCGACGTCGACGAAGAGATGGCCGAGACCGCGCAGGTCTACATCGACTACGTGCGCAACTTATCCGAAGGTTGGACGGGTCGAGACTGCCAACATTGCAAAGGCCACGGCGAGGACGGCGAGGCAAACCCTTGCAAACATTGCGGTGGCACCGGCGACGAATACGGCAAGACCGGCGAACTCTTCCTCGAGACGCAATTCTCTCTCGCCAAGCTCAAGCCGCCCTTTGACGCCGGCGGCACCTGCGACGCCATCGTCTACAACCCGGCTGACAAGCTGCTCGAAGTCATCGACCTCAAGGGCGGCCGCGGCGTCCGCGTCGAGGTCACGGAGAACAAGCAGCTTCGCACCTACGCCCTGGGCGCCATGCTCGCGCACCCCGAGCTCGTCGTCGAGCGGGTGAAGTCCACCATCGTTCAGCCGCGCATGGAGCACAAGGACGGCCGCATCCGCTCCGAGACGATGCACGTCGCCGACCTGATGGAGTGGACGGCCGAGTTGGTCGCGGCGATGACGCGCTCGGCCGCCGCCATGGAATACCACGCCGAGATCAAAGGCGATTTGATGCGCGAAGAGTGGGGCCGCGAGTGGCTGCGCCAAGGCGACCACTGCACCTTCTGCCCCGCCGCCGGCATCTGTCCAGCGCTACAGGCAAAAGCATTAGCGACAGCGGATGCTTTCTTCAACGACAGCGGCGCCGTCGTCATCCGCAACCAGCCCGGCGATCTCGACCCGACGCGCATCGGGCAAATCCTCGACGGCGCCGACGACCTGCAAAACTGGCTCAACGCCGTGCGCGCGCTCGGGACGCGCCTGGCCGAGACCGGGACCGAGATCCCTGGTCATTACCTCGCCGAGAAGCACGGCCACCGTAAGTTCAAGGACGCCGACTGCGCACCTGCCGCGCTCGAGTTGCTGGGTCTCGGCCGAGACGAGATGTACGCCGCCCCCAAGCTGAAGACGCCTGCGCAGATCGAGAAGACGCTGGGCGCCAAACGGCTCAAGCCCATCAAGGAACACCTGGACAGCCTCGTCCACAAGCCCATCACCGGCGTCACTCTCGTATCGTCGGCCAAGAGCAGCAAGCCTCCGGTGAAGGCTGCTGCCGAGAGGTTTTTCACATGAAGCCAATCACGTTCGGTCGCGGTGCGCCCATGTTCCATCGCGGCAATCCGGGTCGTCCCGGCTCCCGTCGCACGATCGACGATGCCGTCGCCGAGTCGTCGCTGATCGACCGCGACTTCGACAAATCCGAAATCGACCCCGCCGAGCTCCGGGTGTCGCTTGGCCTGCGCGAAGAGCGCCGGGCTGCCGAGTAGAGCTCACCGCACACAACCACCCGAGAGGACACTAGATGTCATTCATCAAAGCCCGTAGCCAGAACTTCAAACTGGAGAACATGCGCGGCACCTTCCTGTTCCTGCTGACGCCGCAGAAGCGCGAGAACAACGGCGTCATCAAGCTCACGTACAGCGGCTCCTATCTGTGGCCGAAGACGACAGAGCTGGTCGGCAAGAGCGTCGACGGCAAGATCATCAACATCAAGGAAGAGGCGGTGCGTACCGCTGTCGAGGGCTTCGGCGACAAGGCCGTCGAGATGATCAAGAACGGCGTCATTCCGAACCCGTTTCTGGACGGCGACGGCTCGCAGGCCGTGTCGAAGAAGACGGGCGAGCGACACAAGGGCTTCGCCGGCCACTACTTCCTGCGCGCCAGCGCCACCGAAAAGTTCCCGCCCGACGTCCGCGACGACGTCCTCGGCGCCGATGGCAAGCTGGTGAAGATCACCGATCCGAACCGCCTGAAGTGGGGCGCCTACTACCACATCGTCACGAACATCCTTGCCTGGGAGCATCCGCAGAACGGCAAGGGCCTGTCGTTTGGCCTGGCTGCCGTCCAGTACGCCAAGGATGGCGAGGCGCTGGGCAACGGCGGCAGCGGGGGTGGCGCCGACAGCTTCTTCGAAGGTGTCGCCCCGACGGCAGATGCTGCCAAGGCGGCCGCCACGGGCGCCGGGGCTGGCGGTCTTTTCGCCTAGTCTGTCTGACGTCTGTCGTGTATAGAGGCGGTGGCCAGACAGGCTGCCGCCTCCCTCAACCCCCAACAACAGGAGATTTTCATGATGGGTGGATGTGACGCGGCTCCCGCCGCACCGAACCTTCTCAACTCGTTGATCCAGCGTCTTGGCGATATGGCGCACGACCTGGGCGACACTGGCGACCGTCTGCATGGGCAGGCCAACCGCATCTTCGGTGCGGATCAGCCTGCACCTTCGACAGGGGCGACCGCGACCAACCCGGCGAAGCCGGCCTACCTGCTCGCCGAACTCAGCGCGACCGTCGACTTCTTGCAGTCGCAGGTTTTGCGCGTGCGTGTCGGCGCAAGCCGTCTCGGCGATCTCGGCTGACGTTCCGGGGCGGCGCTTCGGCGTCGCCCCGCCCCTCTTAAGGAGACCCTATGCGAGATTGTATGCTCGACCTCGAAACTTTCGGCACCCGTCCCGGCTGCGTCATCCGCTCCATCGGTGCCGTCATGTTCGACCCCACCACCGACCAGATCGGGGCGGAGTTTTACTGCAACGTCGATCAGGCTTCGTGTGAGGCAGCCGGCCTGCACATCGACCCGCGCACGGCCGAGTGGTGGACCAAGCAGTCGCAGGCGGCGCGCGACGCCCTGTTGGTCAACCCGCTGCCGCTTCACGACGCCCTCATGTCGTTCAACACATGGTGGGTGACGCACGGTGCCGTTCGCATCTGGAGCCACGGTGCCAACTTCGACCAGCCCATCCTCGAGGCCGCCTACCACGCCAACGGCGGCAAGCCAGGGTCACCCTGGGAGTTCTGGAACAGCCGCTGCACGCGGACGCTGTTCGACGTCGCCGAGATCGACACCAAGGCCAGCGGCATCCGACGTACTGGCACGCACCACAACGCCTTGGACGATGCGCGCTTCCAGGCGCTGTGCGTCCAGGCGGCGATGCGGCGGATCACGATTGGCCCGCAGCGCCCCGTCACCATCAGCAAGAACGAAGGAGTTTTCGGATGACACAGGACAGCGTCGGCATCGGTCACAACAGCGGCAACCCCGCCAAATCGCCCAAGAAGGGCGGCCAGATCAGCGCCGATCGCCTCAAGAGCTTCATGGAGCGAATCGAAAAGCTGGAGGAAGAGAAGTCGGCCATCGCCGGCGACATTCGCGACATCTTCAGCGAGGCGAAGGGCGTCGGGTACGACACCAAGACCATGCGCGAGATGCTGCGGTTGCGGAAGATCGACAAGGCGGATCGCGACGAACAGGAAGCCTTGCGCGACACCTACGCGCACGCGCTCGACGTGTTCGGGTGACATCACCGTACAAGGGCGAAGTTCTGCGGACGACCCCGTCCGCAGTTCACTTCAAGTTCGACGTCGACGACGTCGAGCGCTGGGTGCCGCGCTCCGTATGTGAGCACGGCGACGACATCGAAACCGGCGACAACGAAATCGTCATCAAGGACTGGTGGGCGAAGAAGGAAGGGGTGTTCTAATGCGTTGTTATCTCGGGGGTCCCATGAGAGGGATTCCAGAATTCAACTTCCCCGCCTTCCACGCCGCAGCCGCCAAGTTGCGCGCCGAGGGCCACGAAGTTTTCTCGCCAGCCGAGCGTGACATCGAACGTCACGGCGGCGTCGACATCTCGGCCGGCAACGCGACCGGCGACGAAAAGCTGGCCAGCCAGCAACACGGCTTCGACCTGCGTACCGCGCTCGCCGAAGACCTCGACTTCATCTGTCGCAAGGCCGAGGCCATCGCCCTGCTGCCTGGCTGGGTGAACAGCAAGGGCGCGCGGGCCGAGCACGCGGCAGCCGTCGCCCTCGGGCTTCGGATCATCCTGCTCGACAACCAGGCGGACGTCACCTGATGTTCCTCCCCGACGGCACCACCGGCTGGCTCAAGTACGCCCGCACGGACATCTGGCACCGCGTCACCGTCGTCTACCGGGTCGACGGATCGCACACCTACGTCGTCGAGAAGAATCGAACGCGGTTCCGCATCGACCGGAACGACGTACTGGTTGTGGTGGGCGGGTGACCGCTTACTACAACGAATACGACCCGTTCGCAGCCGCATGGCTGCGAAACCTGATAAGTGCTGGGCACATTGCGTCTGGCGATGTGGATGAGCGGAGCATTGTCGATGTCCGACCAGACGACCTCAGAGGCTACACGCAGTGTCACTTCTTCGCAGGCATCGGCGGATGGCCGCTTGCCCTGCGATTGGCCGGGTGGCCCGACGATCGCCCCGTCTGGACCGGCAGTTGCCCCTGCCAGCCCTTCAGCGCCGCGGGCAAGCAGAAGGGCGAAGCGGACGAGCGCCACCTGTAGCCAGAGTTTCGACGCCTCGTCACCGAGTGCGCGCCTTCAACAGTCTTTGGAGAGCAGGTTGCGAGCCGCCTTGGACGTGAATGGCTCGCCGGAGTACGCGCTGACCTGGAAGCATTGGGATATGCAGTCGGGGCCGCCGATCTGTGCGCTGCGGGCGTCGGGGCGCCGCACATCCGGCAGCGATTGTTCTGGGTGGCCGACGCCAGCGGCGCAAGAACCAGGTGGCACGTTGGAGATGCACAACGCGCGACGTCAGAAAGCGAAAGCGCGCGGAGTGAACATCGGGGCGACATCGCAGGGCAATCTATCACATGCGGTGCAGCTCGCGGGCTGGCCGACGCCGATGTCGACCGAGCGCACCGCCTCTCCCGAGACGATGGAGAAGCGCTTGGCCTTCAGGAAGGGCAACGGCCAGAACACGGTGCCGCTGTACCTGAACGAAGTGGCGCAATTCGCGGGCTGGTCGACGCCCAGCAGCAGGGATTGGAAGGACACGCCGGGTATGGCCACAACAGCGGTCAACCCCGATGGCTCGACGCGGACACGGCTGGACCAGTTGCCACGACAGGCGACGTTGGCTTCTGGGACCGAGCCGAATGGCTCCCCTGCAGCGACGGGAAAGCGCGCCGCGCTGAACCCGGCATTTTCCCTCTGGCTCATGGGGTACCCAACCGAGTGGGCCTCTTGCGGGGCGCTGGTAACGCGATCGTCCCGCACGTCGCGGCGGCGTTTATCCGTGCCTGCGGTGTCTGACGTCTGTCGTACTGGAGTGTTCGCGTGACGCCACTTCCCGCCGGCCCTTTCGGTTGCATCTACGCTGACCCGCCTTGGCGTTTCGAGACCTATAGCGCCGCCGGTCGTGGTCGATCGCCCGACGGTCCGCGCACAAACGCCAGCGGGAACTTCACCGACGGCGCGAATAACCGACCCGAACGGCATTACGAGACAATGACGCTCGACGACATCAAAGCCTTGCCGGTGGCCGATGTGGCGGGGCGCGATTGCTTGCTTCTGATGTGGGCCGTAGATCCGCTGTTGCCACAGGCTGTCGACCTCGGGCGTTCTTGGGGCTTCACCTACAAGACGGTTGGCTTTTGCTGGGCGAAGACGCGCCGCGTCGACTCCACGCGCGGCGCCGATCTCGCGACGGAAGCCGAGCGCGCCTTTCCTATGGGCACCGGCTACTGGACCCGCGCCAACCCAGAATTGTGTTTGCTTTTCGCCAAGGGCCATCCGAAGCGTGTCTCTGCCAGTGTCCGCAAACTGCTAGTCGCCCCGCGGCGCGAACACTCCCGCAAGCCCGACGAGACCTACGAACGCATAGAGGCGTTGGTCGGCGGCCCGTACCTGGAGCTTTTCGCCCGACACCAGCGGCCCGGCTGGTCGGCGTGGGGCAACCAGGTGACGAAGTTCAACGGCGGGGTGTTCGCATGACCGACGCCGCCCGTGTCGACTTCGAAACCAGATCCGACGTCGATCTGCGCAAGCACGGCCAGGCGCGCTACTTCGCCTCGCCACACTGGCGTGCGCTCATCATGTGCTACCGTCTGCCCGGTGCGCCCATTCAGCGCTGGACCTACCGCGACCGCAACTGCCCGCCCGATCTCGCCGCCCACATCCGCGCCGGCAAGCCCATCAAGGCGTTCAACGCCGCCTTCGAGCGTGGCTGTTTCGACGAACAGGCCGCGCGGTTCGGCTGGCCGCGGCCTGCCGTCAGCCAGTACCAATGCACCGCTGTTGCCGCCGCCGCCATGGCGCTGCCCCGCTCGCTCGAGGCCGTCGGCGCCGCGCTCAACCTGCCCATCCAGAAGGACAAGGCGGGCGACGAACTGATCAAGCAGTTCTCCGTGCCTATTCGCCGGCTGAAGCGCCACGCACACCTGCCGCCTGGGCCGATCTTCAACGAGCCCGAGGATTTCCCCGCCGACTTCGAGCGCTTCTGTATGTACTGCGCTCGCGACGTCGAGACCGAGGAAGCCGTCGACGGCCGTATCTTCCCGCTGTCAGACGCCGAGCAGCAGCTTTACACCCTCGACCAGACCATCAACTCGCGCGGGCTGCGGGTCGACATCGACGCCATCCACGCCGCGATCGCGATGGCCGAGAAGGCGCGCGCCAAGCTCGACGCCGAAATGACCGATCTGACGGGCCGTGCCGTCACCGGCTGCAACAAGGCCGCCGCCCTAACCGCATGGGTGGTTAGTCAGGGCGTCGAGATGAAGTCGGCGGCCAAGGCCGACATCCTCGACCTGTTGGAGCTCGACGATCTACCGGCCAACGTGCGGCGTGCGCTCGAGCTACGCCAGCAAGGCGCCAAGTCCTCGACCGCCAAGCTGCAGGCGTTTCTTGATCGTGTCAGCGCCGATGGCCGCGTGCGCCAGGCGTTCGTCTTCAACGCCGCCAGCACCGGCCGTTGGTCGTCCCGCGGCGTCCAGCTTCACAACATGCCGCGGCCGCGCAAGGAGTTCGGCGACGCGCATCTCGACCTCGACCTTCTCTTTGACTTCATCAAGAGCGGCGACCCCGCCGTCGTCGAGTTCATGTACGGGCCGAAGCTCGGCCAGCCACTGCCGCTGCTGTCCGACGCGCTCAAGAGCTTCATCATCGCCGACCCCGGCAAGGAGCTGGTCGTCGCCGACTACAGCGGCATCGAGGACGCCGTCGGCATGTGGGACGCCGGCGAGCAGTGGGCGCTCGACGCCATGCGTGAGATCCTTGCCGATCCGTCAAAGCCTGACCTCTACCGTCGCACTGCCGAAGGCACGTACGGCGAGCCGATCGCCAAGAGCGACCCGCGCCGGCAGACAGGCAAAGTTCAAAGACTCGCCTTTTCTTTCGGTGGCGGATGCGCGGCGGCCTACAACATGGGCCGCGTCTACAACATGAAACTCCCCGCCGTGTACGCGCCGCTCTGGGCCGCGGCCGACGAGGCGCGGCGCGAGAAGGCGAGCAAGCGCTACGAGGCGTGCGTAAAGCGCGGCGAGCCGATCACGAAAATCCTGTCGCGAGAGGGCTGGTTGGCCGGTGAATTGATGAAGCTCGGTTACCGCGCATCGCACACTCACGTCCGCGACGGCTGGGCTGTTCGACAAGACGCCATCCTGCAGGCTGTGTCATCGCCCGGCACGCAGGTCACGGCGCTCCACTGCACCTACCTGTGCGCTCACAACTTCCTGTGGTGCAAACTGCCATCCGGCCGTTGCCTCGCCTACGCAGCGCCGCGAACGAAGCGACAGGCTTGGTTCCGACGCAAGGACGTCGACGAAGCCGAGACGCTGCCGTGGGACCAAGCGATGGCGCTCGAGCGTCAGGGGCTAGGCAAGATCGACGGCGAGGCCAAGCCTGCCGTGACAGCGCTGGGCGTCAACAGCGTGACATTGGCCTTCGAACGGTTCGCGCTGTACGGCGGGCTGGCGACGGAGAACGTCGTCCAGGCCATCGCACGCGACCTGCTGGCGTGGGGCATCACCAAGGCCGAGGTAGCGGGGTACCCCGTCATCGGGCACGTCCACGACGAGATCATCACCGAGGTTGCACGCGACTTCGATCCCGACGCCAAGCGTTTCGAGCGGTTGATTTGCGAGCTGCCGGCCTGGGCAGCCGGCCTGCCACTCGGGGCGAGCGGCTATTCGGGGAATCGTCTGAAAAAAGACTAGACATCAGACATACACACGACATACAATTAAGCACCCTCAAGGAGAGACGTTTTGCCCCACCACAGCAAACGCAATCTGGTACCCGGAAAGCTCCAAACGGCTCGGCGCCAGCGCCCCGCAAACCAGATCGGTCTCTGCCGTTCTATTACGACGACCATGCGAATAGAGGCGTCCCTGCTGGCTCGTGTAGACAGTATGGCCTCCAGCGGTAAGTACAATACCAGCCGCTCCCGACTGATCGCCAAGTACCTCGAAGAGGGCCTTGCGCGCGACGGTGACAAGGTTGTGGTGGTCGAGAAGGTTGGGGCGTTCGCATGACCCTCATCGAACTGCGCGACGCGCTCGCCAAGGCGACGGGGCCGGATCGGGGTTTGGACTCGGACATCTACATCGCGTTCAACATCCCGTTGGAGCGCGTGGGGCGTCTCGACAAGGGAGAGCACGGCGTTGTCGGCTGGTGGCCGAAGGACGGCCCCTACGTCTCCGCAATCGACGTGCCGCGCTACACCGCCAGCATCGACGCCGCCGCGACGCTCGTGCCGGAGGGCTTCACATGGCACGTCGGTCTCGCAGATAACCGTAGGGGGCGGGCCAGCTTCACCAAACCACACCGGTTCGATCCGGGCCAGTCACACGAAGCCGCCACACCCGCGCTCGCCCTCTGCGTCGCAAGACTCGAATACGAGATTGCGAAGGCGGCATCGTGAGACGCCACCGCCACCCCTACGACGAGAGCACGGCCGAATGGCTGGTCATCGCCTTCGTCGTCATCGTCGTTCTGCCGATCGTGCTCACCGGCCTGTCCTTCATCCGATAGGAGCCTACATGCCCAAGCCCCACCTGCACGCCTTCACAGCCACCGTCACCCTCAAGGACGGAGGGGAGCCCCGCGAGATACCGTACGACGCCATGTGCGGGATGAACGGCGGTTTCTACTTCCAGGCCCTTGGCGCGCCGTCGAAGTGGCTGCCGGCCGACCGCATCGCCGAGATTGAGATGACGGACAATCCGCATCATGTGGCGGGTGGGGTGGCACAATGACCCTTCACCCGCTCTGGTGGTTCGTGTTCGTCGGGGCCGTCGTATACGACCTCGGCTGGATATTCTTCAAGGACGGCCCTTGGTGGTGGTGGCGCGTGCTCGGCGGAGTGGCGACCGCCTTTGCCATTCAATTTTACTGCCAGTGGTTCGCGCCGTGACCGACGATAAACCGACGCCCCTCATTTGCACAAATTGCGTCCATTTTCATCAGTGGGCGAGTCAAAAAGACCGAACGCAAGGGCAGTGTCGGCGTTACCCGCCGACGGGCCGCGACGCTCGGGACCGGATGGCGACATGGCCGTTGGTAGCGACGACGGACTGGTGCGGCGAATTGGAAACAGAATGACCCTCGACGACCTTCGCGCCGCTCGTCCCGAGCTCGGCTTGGCCCTCTACGCCTATACGCCTGGCGGCGATGTGACGCTCGAGGTTCACAGCGACGGCGAGGTCTACAGCTTCACGGCTGCGACCGAAGCCGAGGCAATCGAGAAGGCGTTTCCTGCGCCTGCGGTTTCACAGGCACCGGCCAGCGGCGCTGCAGCGTCGTCCAGCCCCGCGGGCTTGGCAAAGGATGTAGTGGTCGGTGCCGCTGAAACCGCAGACGTGTTTTCGTAGGAGACAACGATGACCACCACGCCCACAGGGGCGGCCTTGGAGCCGTGCCCGTTCTGCGGCGGCGACGCAATCATGAACACGCATGGAAGCGAAGGCGCATACCTGTTCTGGGCGCAATGCGACCCCACCAAGCCTGATCACTGCGGGGCCATGGTCGGATCAGCAAGCCGTACTAAAGAGAACGCCATTGAGAAATGGAATCGCCGCGCCCCCTCCCCTGCGGCCCTCGGGGAAGGGGAAGCGGAGCTGGCAAAGCTACTGGAGAAGGTGCCGGAAGGTCCGTACTTCGCGGGCGAAGATGAAGCGCACGACGCTCCCGCCCATCGTGGATCAGGGCTCGCCATGGTTGATGCTGGGCGCGTGTCTGAGTGGCCTGCCGCGCGTCTGATCGAATGGCCCATGGCAAAGGCCATCGCTGCACTGCTTACACACGGCCCCTCGCTCCTCACCGCCTTCACCGAACGGGAGAGGTTGAGGGCGGTCGCTATCAACCTGAACGCGGCAGTCGACGCAATGTGGAACGATCCGCACCGACGGGCCTCCAATCACTGGCCGAAGCATGAGCGCGCAATAAGCGCAGC